AACTGGATGCGATCTACATTGCCCTCCAGGCCATGCCGAAGTTCGACGTGCTTCACATCTACCTGATCATCGACGGAGAGATTGATCTACGGCTGAACATCGCAGGCTATGAACCGGGAGAAGCCCGGAAGTGCTGGGATGAATCCATCCGGAACCCGAAGTACTGGGTTGCGTGCACGCCACCGGTCAGCCGGCCGCCGGAAAAGATGTTGCGCCGCGGCTTCCAGGGATTCCGTTACACCGAGGAGCTCTGGTAATGCCAACAGGACCACTTCCCAAAACACGCGAAGGGCTCGAGGCTGCCGGCTACAAGTTCAGTACGAATGGAAAGTGTCGCGGCTGCCCGGCGCAGATCCAATGGTTCGTGACGCCCAACAAACGGTGGATGCCGTTCAATCTTCCCGACGCCAGCGGAGAGTTTGAAAATCACTGGGCGACGTGCCCCTCGAGAAAAAGCTTCAAAGGGAAGGATCAATCCCGATGAGCGATGTTGTTGAAGAAATGTCGGTGCGGATCCGGGAGCGGAAAGTTCCCGTACGATCACTGCGTCGCGCCGGCCGCGTGTTCGATGCCTCGCGCCCACGTTCGGCGTTGAAGATGAGACCGCGAAAGAAGAGCAAATATACAAAGCATTTCGGCGATAGCAAGCTTCATAAACTGGCCAATTGGAATCGGCCGCAAGGAGACAGTTAATGTCGACGGATCCGCAACAAACCTTCGAGTTCACCGGCAAGGAATACGACTGGATGCTGGAAACGTTCCACTCTCTGATCGGGAAGCTTTCCGTTGTCGCGATGCACACGCCTCCACCAGAACGAGCTTTCGCAAAAGAGGTACATCAGCAATTGATCGACTTCACGATCGCCTGGGAAACGCTGTTCGAAGAGAAAGGCGACGCCGATGAAACCATCACTTAGGCAGCTGGCCCAGAAGTACGCGAGTGACAAGCTGTACTGGCACTCGTACATTCCGAAATACGAAGAACTGTTCGAAGGCCTGGAAGTAAAGCGACTCCTCGAGATTGGCATCGGTTATGCCGATCTGATGAAGCCGTTCCTGCCGGAGGGAGTTTCCTACGTTCACGGTTCCAGCCTGTACATGTGGCAGGAGTACTTTCCGGACGCGGACATCTTCGCGTGCGACATTCGAGAAGACACGTTGATCAATCGCGGCCGAATCCGATCAATGATGTGTGACCAGTCGGATCCATTCGGCCTGGGAATTATGTGCGGAACCTACGGATTGATCTACGACGTGATCATCGATGACGGATCCCACATTCCCGAGCACCAAGAACGGACCGCTGAAATACTTCTCACGTACACCAGGCCTTCGCTCTACATCATCGAGGACGTCTGGGAAGAAAACGGACTGGGACTGGCCGCCAAGTTCGGCGGCGAGCTCTGGCGCGGCGAGAAGGGACGCGACGACAACATGGTGGTGATCCGACGATGAAGAAGAAAGTCCGGCGAACAATCAGTGTTTCGAGTTTCGACTGGTATTCGCTACGTAACAGTCCAGACAGAATCAGGATGTCTTTTCGCGCGAAGCATCTTCGGCGATTCCTTCAATTCTGGGAAACGATCAGATTATGGAAGACATTTCATCGAATATCAGACCTTCATCCGGCAGACCGATCGCAATTCAGATGGTACAGAAGGAACCTACTGGCTCTCGAACTGGCGGGTTTGGTTGTGCGAAAAATCCGGCTCGCGAAGGGGACCAAAACAACGTTTTTCCGAAGGAAATAACCATGAACGATCCGCTACAGCCTAACGCTTCGGTGCTTGTGAAACTGGGCTCATTGATCGTTCACTACCAGGAAGCCTATTCGCCGACAGGCCACCATCTGGACAAACTGGCGATTGCCCAACTTGAGGCCGATTCTTCAGTTAGGGAATGGATCGAGGAAATGACGAAGAGAGGATTCTTACCGGTGAAACGATGAACATCGTAATGATAACGACATGGGCTCGTCCGGACTTACTCAATCAAAGTATCCGGAGCCTGATCGACAACGCCGCCGATTGGCGTTCTCACGATCTGACAATCGTGTTGGATGACGAACGCCAGAATTACTCGGAGCAAGCCCACTTCGCACGGCCGGCGTCAACATTGATTCGAAACAATGGAAGGCAGGGCGCTTCCGCCTCGAGGAACATCGGCGCCGGATCCATTCCCCGGTACCGCCGGCAGGAACACGTTCTGTTTCTCGACGACGACGTGTACATGTGCCAGAACTGGGATATGCGGCTGATGCAGCTTGCGGCTGCGGTTGGACACGGATCGATCATCAGCGGGTACAGTCATCCGTTCAACCATTGCGAGCCGGCAATGAATCTTGACGGTGAGCTTCGCACCCTCTACGGCATCCCGCTGGTAGTCTCTTCGGTCGCGATGATGATGCCGTGGATAGTCTTCGACGACGTCGGTCCGTGGGACGAACCTGGCGGCCCTGGAGGATCGGAGGATTTCGCCCTGTGTATGCGTGCGCGGGACAAGTTTGGTTACCGTTTCGCGGTAACAGATCCGCAATGCGTGATTCATACGGGCCTGATGAGCTCCGGTGGTACCGGAATCGCCGGCTACAAAGAACTGTGCGAACAGAACGACAAGCTTCTGGACTTCTGGAATATTCGAGGGAGGGTGACTTTTCAATGAAACTCGCCGTACTCACGTGCGCCGCATTTCCCAGTGAAGGGGAAGCCCGGCGGAAACTCTGGATCTTTCTCCGATCGTGCGAGAAGTTCAACATCGATCCGATCCTGTACGGCATGGGAACCCAACAGTTCCCTGGGTACAAACGGATGATGCTCGACATGCAGCTGGACGCACTCCAGAAGATATCGAATAGTTTTACCCACGTGTTGTTCACGGACGGATGGGACGCGTTCTTCACGACAGGCCTTGAAGAAATTCTCTTCAAATACGACAAGATGGGCCGGCCCGACTTTCTGGCGTCCGCCTACATCGGTCTGGGAAACGAATCCGATATGTCGAAGTACGAAGGCTGCTTCGATGAATCGAAAACCTACCGGTACCCGAACCGTGGGGGCTACCTGGCGGAGCTCCCCACGGCGATCTGGGCATTCCAGCGAATGGTCGACATGCCGCACCAAACCGGCGACGACTGCTTCAACTGGTACGAAGGCTGGCGCGAGGGATGGTTCCGGCCGACGCTCGACCACAATTGCGAAATCTTTCAGGTTTCGGATGTGAACGCGAAATGCGAAATGCGATTCAGTCTCAATGCTGCAGGGGAGAGGACGACAGAATTCAAGCATCGCGTTTTCAATACGGTCACGGGATCGAATCCCTGCATCCTTCATCTATCTGGCGGCTACGCGGATCCGGAGACGGGCAAAGACGAAACGTTGAAGCCGTGGGCTCGAGCGCTGGGGGTTATATGAGCAACCGTTTTGTTGTAGCGATCGACAAAGAAGGCTGTCCGACGTGCGGCCACGACACTTACTACACCGTCATCGACACAGTTGAAGACTCGCAAATATCGTCATCGTTTGGCGACAAGGAACACGTTGAGGATATCTGCAAATGGATGAATGGTGCCTTTGATGCTGGAACGCAAGAAGGGGCCGGGAAGTGAGGCACATTCCGTGCCGACTGGAATTTTACGTGGAGCTCGTCGAACTGCTGAAGCCGGCGGAGCGTTGGGTAACAACCGACCTGCATGAGACCGGACTACTACTGCTGCTGCCGACTGCGTCGCAGGAGCCCGAATACGTGATTTTTGTACCCGAAGAATTGAAAGGAAATCCTAATGTTGACGTTTGAGCAAGCATACGAATTTACGGACAAGGTCAGCTCCAACACGGCCTACGAGCTGCGCGAATGCCGACTGTTGTTCAACATCGCCATGCGGATCCCGGTCGGTGGAACCATCATCGAGATCGGATGCGAGTACGGCCGATCGACAAGCATTCTGATGCAGGTAGCAAAAGAAAAAAGCGCCGAGGTCCACCTGGTGGAACCGGATCCGAAACCGGAGCTGCTCACGATGCTCCGGAGTTTGCACTATCCCTTTATCCTGCACGTTTCGAAGTCGATCGACGCGATCGGGATTCCCACATACGGGGACTTTGGACACATCGACGGCGATCATGAATTCGATGCCGTTTACCACGACCTGGGCCTGTTGACCAGAATCGTTAAGGGGTACATCGTCTGCCACGACTACAAGCGCGAAAGCCTTCCGGATGTCACCAGGGCGATCGACGAGTTCCGGGCAGCGAATAAGGACAAGATCCGATTGAACGACTTTGCGGAAACCGCGCTGTGCATGACAACGCTATGAAGGCCAGAATCTGCGAGTGCTGCAAGGTCACCGTTCCGGACAACGACAAAAAGGAAATGTTGTATTCGTTCGATATTTGCGAGGCGGAAGACTACACCGCCAGCACGCCGGCTGAAAAGAAGCTGCTGTTTTCCCTCGATGATGTGTGTTCCGCCTGCACGACAAAGCTGAAGGCGGCCATCGAATTTATCCTGAAAGGAGCGAAGAGAAAATGAGCGACGAAAAAAAGGGGTCTGACCGCAAGGTCTACGACAATTCGAAAGAGCTCGGTGACTGGTACGACCGGAAGTATCTCGAGATGGGCGACGGCTGGAACACGCCGGCCGACGAGGTCAACCGGCACCTGGACGACATCGGCGTGCCGTTCGATAAGACGAAGTGGCTTCTGGATGTGGGCTGCGGCGCCGGGCATTTCCTACGGGAAGCCACAAAGCGCGTCAGTTGCGTCGGCATTGAATTGAGCCGGATAGGAATTGCTCACACGACGTTGCGCGCTCCGGATGCGAAACTGATTCTCGCTGACATCGGGAACGGATTGACCCTTCCGGTGTTCGATGACTTCTACCCGGCCAAGTTCGACTACGTCGTCAGTATCGGTTCGCTGGAACACATCGTCGATCTTCCCTCGGCGCTCGACAACATCCACGCGTTGTTGAAGGACACCGGCTGGTTCTACTTCTATTGCCCGAACGAACTGTGGATGCACTTCGATCAACCAAACGAACAGACAAAGACCGATGACGGCTGGATTCAACTGTTCAAGGAACATGGACTCCATACGCACCGGTACACACGTTGGAACGACAACACTGCGTTCTTCGGCGCGACCTACCGACAGACGATGGAGAACATCGTATGAAAATGTGCATCATCACCGCGCACGCCGGCGCCGACTCGCTGCAACGGGCCGTAGAAAGTTGGGTAGGGAAGAAAGTCTCACCGATGGCAGGAATGGTTCCACCAGACCTGATTGTGAACGAAAACGGACTCGAGGTTTACATCACGTCCGGAGCCTCGGGAATGCTCCCAGCATTCCAACATGCGTTAGGAGCGACGGGCGAATACGACATTCTCGCCTACCTGCACGACGACACGATCATCAACGATCCAGGTTGGGTTGCTAAGGTGATGCGGGAGTTCGAAGATCCGAAGGTGGGCCTCGTTGGCTTCGGCGGCGCCACCCGCCACGGGGATCCCTTCATGTACAACAAGCCGTACGAATACCAGCAACTGGCGCGCGCCGGCTTCGCTTCGAACATGCGAGACGCGGAGAACCACGGGGAACGATTCACCGGCAGCCGGGACGTCGCCGTACTCGACGGATTCGCCCTGATAGTCAGGAGGGCAGTTCTCGAAGCTGCCGGCGGCTGGCCATTGAACACACCGATCGGTTACGTGTGCTACGACTACTGGCTGTCCTGCATGGCGCGCCGGCTGGGGTACCGGATCCGACGGGTGGGGGTGGCCTGTGACCACCTGGGCGGCCAGACGTTCGTGAAGCTTGGTATTGGGCAGGATCCCAAACACTGGAAACAGTACCTGGATTCCCACCGGTACATTTACGACGAGTTCAAAGACGTTCTTCCATACGAGGTACCGCGATGAAATTCCTTATCAGGCTGCGCTGGCTTCTCCACATCCTGCCGTATTTCATTCGCGACTTCTGGATAAATTCACGACCTGGGCAGGAAAGGTCTTTCTGGCTGGGATTCAAGGATTCACAAACTGGTCAAGATGTCTGCGTTCTCACTCTGGCGGCTGGCAAAGAACATTGCGCAGCATCGCGCGAGATGGTGAAGGAATGGAGGGATATACAGCGATGATTGGACTGAACTGCGGTAGCGGTCAACGACCCTTCGACAGGGAACAGGGATGGTGCAACATAGACATCAATCCCCGGTGGAATCCAGACGTCCTGGGACACTGGAACAATCTGACGCCGTTTGAGGACAACAGCGTCGATCTTGTCGTATCTCACCATTCGCTGGAACACGTCGGCTGTGGCGAGGGGAGCGGTTTCGTGACGGAAGCCTACAGGGTTCTCAAGGTCGGTGGGAGCCTTCTGGTGTTCGTGCCGGAAATGCGAAAACTGGCCAATATGTGGTTGCGAGGGGAGCTCACCGAACAGTTGTACATGACCAACGTGTATGGAGCGTTCATGGGAGATGAAGCAGACCGCCACCGCTGGGGGTTCTCGCAACAGGGACTGGGGGAATATCTCTCACGAACGGCAAACTTTCGCGAAGTCCGGCCCTTCGACTGGCGCACAATCCCCGGCGCCGATATCGCCCGTGACGATCGATGGATTTTGGGGATGGAGGCAGTCAAGTGAACTGGGCTTTGCCCAACAAACTGTGGAAAACGTGAGGTTGCCCAATAAATAGGAGAATGCTAAATGTGTTGCAGGTCTAAGCCACCGTCAAGACAGAGAAAGGAGGCCCTTTCAGTTGGGCTTCTAGCCATGCGAGTAATCGATGCCTTTATTGCGAAATATCGAGGCGAGGCCCCGCGATGCTCAACTGAAGATGCCTACCGAAAACTCTATGGACATGAGGGGAGGCATTACCGAAATTACTGTGAAGCGGTGATTTTCGAGGAAATCTCCAGAGAACTGAATCGGGATCGAATCATCGATCTGATGAAGAGAGAGCCGATCTCAAAAAGTGAATGCAAAGAAGTCATTAACTACTGGCATGAACTTGAAAAACGAGCCCTGTATTACACGGATCGCACTCTCGGGATTCCGAGGGGCCTTACTGAATTATTGGGCAAACCATGATTATTAGGCAAAGCCAGTGAACTGCGGACAATGCGTGATCAAAGAAGCCGAACTGAAGGCCGCGGCGGAACTGATCGAAGTTTTCTGCGCCGGGCTGATCATGATGACGGACACCTGTCTGGACTACTTCGAATACCTAAAACCAGACGTTCAACTGTACAAGCCAGCGGAAGTGCCAAAGCTCGAGAAGGCAATCGAGGACATCAAAAAGTTTAAGGCCGATATCGAAAAGGAGAGATTGAAACGTAATGAAACGAGAACTGGACTACTCCAATGTGAACCCGGTGGTGATGCTGGTCAGAAATGCCCTGCAGTTGACGAAGAACGCGGTCCGATCGGTGATGGAACAGGATATCCCGACACTGCTTCATGTGGTTGACAACGACAGCCAGGACGGCACGACCGAATTCCTGCAGTCCTGCGTTGCGCACCTGGAAACCTTCCGGCCGCCGCTGGGAGTCTCCTCCGGATGGAACTTTGCCATCGTCAACGCGTTTCGCCAGGCAGACCACGTTCTGGTGGTGAACAACGACGTGGTTCTTCGGCCGGACACCTATCGATCGCTCCTCGAGGACGGTGGCGAGTTTGTGACGGCCGTCAGCGTCGACAACCTAAAGGGAATCGAAGGCAACTGGGCGAAAGCACCGCGCCCACATCCGGACTTCAGTTGTTTCATGCTTCGCAAATCGGTTTGGGATAAAGTCGGTGCATTCGACGAAACAATGAGACTCTACGCCTCCGACGCGGACTATCACGTCCGGATGCACAAAGCCGGCATCGAGGCCTACACGATCGGGATCCCGTTCTTTCATTACGCCAGCGGAACGTTGAAGAGCGCCACGGCCGGCGAGAAAGCTTCAATCTCCGAACAGGCCGACAAGGACCGGTACACCTTCGAGCTAAAGTGGGGCTGCAAGGTTGGATCCAAGCAGTACTACGAGATGTTCGGACATGGGGCACCTGATGAGAAAGATTAAGCCGAAACCGAAACTCAAGAAGCCGGCGCGACGGGTACGCCGAAGTCCATACGGCCGCGCGCTGGAACTGGCGACGAAACGGTACGAGAAGGCCATCGCGGAGTACATCAAGTGTCAAACTCGTATGGCCGCGCTCGAGCAGGAGATTCCCAGTCTCGACGAAGTCAAGCGCGTACTCGAGGGCCACATGCACGGAGGCAAATCCACAGCTCCGGCGCTGAATCCGTTGCCGGTGCGGGAATCGCCACGGCCGCCGGCGCCGCCAGTGGAACTGCCAGCGGCCGTCATAAGCCGTGTTCCACCACACTTGCTGCGTTACATTACCCCTCACCCGTCGATTGCGCGCGGATCACAGGCCCAGGGAAGCGTTGTGAAAACGAATCTTCCCGGCGGTGATGATGACGACAGGTTCCTGCCCGAACCGGGCGGCGTAGAAGTTTTGCCATGAAAGGATTGAATGAATGAGAGTCCCGCTCCTGATCATCTCCGATGCACCGTCGGCTTCAAGTGGACTGGGCCGAATCACCCGCGACCTGGCGCTGGGAATCCATCACAATCTTCCCAATGAATACGAAGTTGCCACCTTTGGATATGGAGGTAGCGGCGATCGCAACCTTCCGTTCATTCAGTACCCAATCGAGAACATGCACGAATGGTTCCTGCCCACCCTGCAGGACGTCTGGTACAACTTCGCCGGCACCCGCAAAGGCGCCGTGTTGTGCGTATGGGATCCGGCGCGGCTGCTTTGGTTCGGTCGGCCAGACCAGAAGCTATGGAGCCGTAACAAGGAAATGAGCGAATGGCTGATGACGAAACCATTCGAAAAGTGGATCTACGCGCCGATGGATGCCGAAGGACCGATGGGGAAATTGTCGATCGCCAACGCTGAATGTTTGTACGGGTTCGATCGGATCATCGCCTACAGCGAATGGGAAAAGAAAGTCATCGAGGAAACCTACTCGGAATTCGACTGCAAAGCGCGCGACCTGATCGCAATTCCCCACGGCATTCACACCCACGTTTTTCACCCACGCCGGGAAGCGGATCGCCGCGGTGTGTTTCGCCAGGACTTCGGCTTTGTCGGCAACGTACTCGAGGACTACGAAAAGATCGTGGGAATCGTCGCCACCAACAACACGCGGAAGGATTACGGCTTGGCGATCGGAGCGCTGTCAGAAGTCAATAAAGAGGTACCGATTCGGGTTTTCATTCAGATTGATCAGGTCGAGAAGAACTGGGCGATCGGTACCTTGCTGCAGGACTTCAATATGATCCACCGCGCGTTCATCAGCGTCAAGTTGGTCAGCGACGATGCAATGGCGAAAGCCTACTCCGCGTGCGACCTGACCCTGGGCATCGGTCCGGAGGGATTCGGCTTTCCGATCTTCGAGAGCCTGGCATGTGGAACACCGGTGATCGCCGGCAGCGTCGGCGGCCACGCCGAACATATGGACCCGGAGTACCTGATCAAGCCGGATCTGACACGTCTGGAGAGTGTATTCAACTGCGTACGGCCGGTCTATGACCCGAAGAAATGGGCGTGGAAGATCAAAAAGGCATTAACTCGGAACGACGCGACACCGCACCGCTTTCTGGTTGGGAAATCGCTGTTACCGCCGCGGCTGGACTGGAAGAACCTTTGGGCTGCGGAGTGGGGCCCGTACTTCAAGAGACAGCATCAAAGATTTCAATCGCCGGAGCCGATTCTGGTTGTCCCCAGCAACAGTCCCGAAATGGACACGGCGCCAGAGGCCCGTCGCACGTAGACAGCTGCTTATCCGGGAGCTCGGTAACGCGTCTCACGATATCGAGCTTCCGTTTCGCCATATCCCGGATTCGTCCCGCTTCGAGCTCACCAGGCAATGGTATCTCCACAACGAATAAGGACTCCTGCAGCACGTCGTCTTCGAACATGGCCTGGAGCCAGGTATGCCGGTCAATCTCGTCGTGCTCCTCGCGAAACACCGGGATCCAGGTTTCCTTGAATCCCTCGATCGTTCCGCGGCTTCGTTTCTTGAATCTCAAACTACTTTTCTGCGGATGCAACAGCGCCTTGGACCAGAACCCGTGGCGCCGGCCGCCGCTCATCGGACCCATCTGCGCGACGATCATTTGCATCGGCATTTCCAACATGCAGACTTCCCCGATACCGAACCAGGAACGAACCTCATGTTCTTTGCGGTCTTCGTTCCAACTGGAAACCGGAAGAAACCGTCGAAGGGTCGTTCCGGATGGATCCAACAGCGCAGAATAGTTCCACGAAGAACCTTTTGTATGGACTTGCAGCCACGGCGGGGTATTCGGCTTTCGAATCGCGGAGGCAACCAGATCGGCGATCGCGGCGTGATTCATCACCGATCGGTACAGGTTGATACCCTCGGCATCCAGTCCGCGATCAGATGCCAGCGTTACCAGTTCTTCGCCGGCGGACTCGCCGTAGTCGTCGCGGTCTTTCTCGAGGAGGGCAGCGGAAACGGCACGTCGAACCAGATCGGTTGACGTCATCCTGTGCTTTTCCCAGCGTCGGGCCCAGTAGCCGCGCCGGTTGCACATTTCGTATGCAGTAAGGATTTCAGCGGAATTCATTGAACTGAAGGGGGAGGATTCGAACCTCCGATGGGCACATTAACAGTGTGCTGCCTTACCGCTTGGCTACCCTCCATTTGCCTTGTCCCGGTTGGACTCGAACCAACAACCTTCTTTGGCATGACGCTCTGCCGCTGAGCTACGGGACAGGCGAATGGAGGATACCACGTGACTTAAAATCAAGGATCGTCCGCGGTCGCCGGCGCGCGGCTAATCTCCTAAACGAACCCGTTTGGATATCGAAGGGTTCCCATTCCGGGAATATATCACGGAGTCGGACGGCCCAATGCTTCCTTGGCTTCTCGAGGGTTTGTGACGGTACCGGCTGCAGCTCCGGTTCGAATCCAGGCCTGTATCGCCGGCGACACCGTGATCGGCTGGTGCGCGGCCGCGGTCTGATTGATCACCGTTTGGATGTTGGCTTTCACCTGCTGACGGACCGCCGGTGGCAGCTTGTCCGCTGCAGCCAGATCGGCCGCCGTTGGTTTTGAAATGAAGTCGATGAAACCGTCGGTTTTGAGAAGCGCCGGAATTCCGAATCGAATCGCCGGTACCGCCAATGCCGTCCAGAGATGTCCCTGACTGAGCGCATACAGGGCGCCAGCCGCGGTGACCACGTCGTACTTGGATCCTCGTCCCATTCCGTAGGCTTGCGTGCGAGCGCGCTCGGCTTTGGTATCCATGATTTCGCCAACGGTTGGAGCGGCCGGCCCCGGTACCTGTGTCCGAGGCGTGACCTGGGGAGCGACTTCACCGGGGATCGGCTGCAGCGTTGCCATCGCTCGCGGTCCTGTGGCCTTGGGAGTCGGCGCTGTGGGCAACGGCTTCTCCGAAGGGATCTTCAGTGCTCCGCGCTGTCCGTACGCTGTCCTGAGCCGTTCTGTGGTCGCTGCGAGGGCATTGACGGCATCGGCGTACTGCGTGGGGATTGCGCGCAACTTCGCGGCGCCGACGCCGGCGGCCTTACCTTTGGTGAAGGGCTCGGAATAGTATTCCGGATCCAGCACGCCGACACGTCGACGGACGTTGGCAACGGCGCTGTCCTTGTCGTAGAACGCATCCTGATATTTGTTCCAGAAGCCGTCGGCCTCCTGAAGCTCGAGCCCGGCGCCATTGCGTTCGGCGATTTCGGTCTTTGCTGCGTCAACCTGTTCCTTCAGATATTTGACAGCCTGGTAAACGTCACCCGGTAGACCACCTTCAGCCAGCTTGCGGCCGAGTTCGGAGGAATAACCCTGAAGCTGATCGAAAGGAAGATTCTCCGGCTCGCCGAGAAGGCCTTGATCCTCCATCAGCTTATAGAGTCCAGTGCCCGGTTCCGGCTTCACGCCGTTGACCATCTGGCCGGTAGCATCCTCGTCTGCGGCGCCTTTCCTCATCAGGTCGTTGAACTGACGAATGCTCTCCGGTGCGCCCTTCAGCTTTCCCTGCGCTTCCTTTGCGGCTGCTGCGATATCGGAAAGCGGAACGCCCGGATCGTCCCCAACCTTCGCGCGTACGGCCTCATACTTGCCGTTTCCTTCCTGACGAAGTTTCTTGTCCAGATCGACGACATCGTTGCCCAGTTGCTCGCTTCCTTCGCGAAGCTGACTGTCCAGGGTGGCCGCCTGGTTCTTCAACTGAGCAACGTTCTGGTTGTGTGTGGTGGCTTCCTGCGTTGCGGCCTGGTGAGCTTCCTGCTGGATCTTGTTGGCCTTCGCCGTCGCCGCGGTGTTCTGTTCGGTGTCGATATCGGCCTGAGTCATAGATGACTCATTTTTGGCGATGACCTTCTGTTGATTGGTCGCGGTCTTCTGCTGTGCCGCCGTCTGGGCATCCGCGTTGGCTTTTGCCACGTTAGCGTCGGATTCCGCCTGTTTAACCTTTGCGGCGTCGGCATCCTGGTTGTACTTGTCCACGATCTTGTCGGTGGTTTCGTAGGCGCTGGCGCCGACTTTGCCTTGTGCGATCGCGCGTGTACTTTCACGCAGTGCACCGACCTTGCTCAGTCCACCCACCGTTGCGTCGACGGCCAGCTTCGGCGCCTCCGACATCGTCACACCTTCGGCCGCTGCAGCGATGTTCTGAGGCGACAGATTGATGTTGAGCGGACCGACCTGCGTGCCGGGTCCGGCTGGCTCGGCAGTGCGGATGATGTCACCGATGATTGGCAACTGTTTCCCGTACTCGAGTGCTTGCCCGGCCCAGCCTTCACCGCGGAGCGAGGCCGCCGCCCGATTCGCTTCGGCGTTCTCAACAGCGTTGGCCATTGTTGCCGGAATGTTGAACAGCAATCGCGGAACGATGGGAAGTTTGCTCTCGAGCTCCTTCGGGGTGTAATGCGTGTCCGGCGGATTCATTAACGCTTCGGGGGCGCCCTTCAATGCCGTGAGTCCACGTTTGACGGCGCCGAGAATCGCGCTTCCGTATCCTTCTGGCGCCGGCGCCGCGGCCGGAGCTGTAGGGGCGGTTCCAAGGTGGGCATCGAGCGCCGCGTTCAGTTTGTCCTTTTGCTCCGGCGTCATTCGGCCGAGCAACGCGGTCTGACGTTCTCGAGGAAGCGCCTGGAATGTCGTAACAAGATCGTCGACTTCTGGAGTTGTGGGCATTATCGTCCCCTGGAACCGGCTGGAACGCTGATCTTATCGAGCTTTTTGAGAATCTCGTCATCGGTCGTCGACGTCGGCGCCGGCTTGCCGGAAGCCGAATCCAGTGCGGCCTTTGCTGAGCGCTGATTGTCGTAGGCCACCGAAATCAACTGGTTTCGAATATTGTCAGGCAACGCGCCGCTGGTGATGTTATTCATCCACTGCTCGAATGTGTTGCCAAGACCAGCGTTTTTGATCATCGTGTCATACTCGGCCATGCTGAACCGGCCGGAAGCTTCACGCGCCATTCGGATTGCCAGGTTGCGATCACTGAGCGCGCTTTTCTTTTCCGCGGCCGCTTTCGCCAAATCGACAATGCCGGTAGCTTTGTCGAAGTTGACTTTTGCTTCCTGATACGGCTTCGAGGCTTTGCTGGCGATCACCTTCGGAGCTCCGCCGGGTTGCGGCAGTAACGATCGGGCTTCCGCCGGAGTCTTCGGTAGTCCGGCACCGCCCCCCGGTGCTCCAGCCGGGGAGACAGTTGGTGCACCTGTTGGCGTGGGTACCGAATTCGGTGGAGCGGCGCCACCGGTACCGACTGGACCAGACACCGTCGTTTTCGGAATCGAAATGATGTTCCCGAATCCGTCATCGGTAATGTAGTCGGTCGTCGTGATTCGGCCGAACAGTCCCGGCGGTGGAACAGCGTCTGGATTTTCAGTGCCGGGAATACGGTGATTGTTGGCGTCGAGCATGATCGACAGCGGTTTGTTCGTCGTGGGATCGATGATCCAGGCCTGTTTGTTCTTCACCGGAGCGAACTTGTCATCCGGGACGAATCTCTTGAGAACTTCCGGATCGACCGGATTCCCCTGGAAATCGGTCGTCGTGTTTAGTGCCTTACTGTGGTGAAGCGTGACCCGCTTTCCATCCAGCGTTCCGGTAAGATCTTCCCACTGCCCGGATCGTTCGGCCGGAGGTTTCAGTAGCGTAGCCGGAACGCCGGCAAGTGTGGCCTGAAGATCCTGCAGCACGTCGTCTGGAATATTGTGTTTCTGCGCCCATGCGATCGTGGCATCGTTATTTTTCTGTTTGATCTTCTGTACAACGTCGTTGTTGAGACCTTCGATTTCACCGCTGGTACCGGCTTGCTCGATCTGTCCGGCGCGCGTTGTGTTGTATTCCGGCAACTTCGCCGTGGCCATCGCCGTGTCCGCCGAAGCATTCGCGCGCGGATCAGGAACCGGAGCATTTCGCGCCTGTCCGGTGAGCGTTCGAAGCCGCTGCAATAAGGCCGGCGTCTCATGAGGCGGATAAAGAGCATTGTGTTGTTTGCTGAGCTGGTTGAGTTGATCGATCAACGGCGCGGCTTCAGGCTTGTCCTTACCGCCGATTCGAACGATATTGGCCGCGACTTCCTGCATCTGCTGATGAATCGCATCGGCCTGTTGATCTCGTACCTTTCTTTGCTCCAAATGTCGTTGACGAAGAACGTCCCCGATCTGGCCCAGACCTTCACCCAATCCGACCGCAATTCCTTCGGCTGCTCCTCCTGCCATAGTTCACCTACCCTGCGAGATTTCCGAGTGCACCTTTTAGTCCGCCGCTGAGTCCGCCGCTGGCCAAGTTGATACCACCGCTTATTAAGGATCCCCACATTTTTGCCGCCGCTGCGTCCTTCTCAGATACGTCCCTGTGAAGAAGACTACTCAGGTTCGATTCGGTACCGCTGGAGATCCCGAGTGCATTCATCGACTCCCCGACTTCGCCTTCTCCGAGCGCTCCCAGTTTTTCGGCCGCGCTGGTTTGCTGTTCGCCGAGTAAGGACGAAATCAGAGCATGAGTGTGATCCTCGATCTCCTGGTTCTCGCCGGCAACTCCACCGCCTCGAGCGGTACCGGTCTGTGCCCGTTCGCGTTTTGCTGCGTCGGAGGCGCCCACAGCCGCGTTGACCGCTGGCGCGACGGCTGTACGATCACCACTAACAAGTCGCTTGTTGTAGTCGACGGCTGTGTCGAGGGCGTTACCCCCTTTTTCCCCGAGCCCGACGCCAGTTGAATACGTGGATGAGAAGAGATTGCCCAGGTTCTGGAATGTATCCGATTCCTGTTTTTTCTCTCCCTTTCCTGCTCCCTTAAAGGCATCGAAGATCGACATCGTTTCCTCCGTTCACTCGCGCATTATAGCGCCCGATCAGGATAGACGTTCCAAGCAAATGTAAAGAGCATATTTCGCCGTTCCGATGATGCCGACCAAGACGGTCGAATACGCGATGTTTCCCGATTGAAGTTGAATGAAAAATACCCCTGACGTTCTTCCCAGCGCCGTCAACGGAAGTGCCGTGCTCGATACGGTCACCGCACCGGCCGCGTCGGTAAACGTGACCTGCAACTGAATCGTGCCGGCCGTCAGATCCAATGTTGTATCTTCCAGGTAATAGCTGACGCGATAGGTTCCTGCAGTTCCACCGTTGGCGAAATTCGTCGATCCGATCGCTGCCCCCTGATTGGTGAGCGCAACCGTATCAGAGATCCTATTGTATGAAACACCGGTACCACCGTTCGCTGCAGGAACCACAGCGAAACCAGCATCCTTCACCAGGGCGCCACCACCACCAAACAAAAAGTTGTTAAGTGTTAATACACTTGTTTCGTAGGTGATGTTCCCATCGGCGTCTGGAAACGTGTACGTGCGATCGGCGGAATTTGCATGAGTAAGCTTCCCGAAAAAACTTCCTACCCTGAAGCGGATCCCGTTGAAGAGCACCTGGAAGTAGTCGGCCAGCGCAGCACCGAGAACTTTGAGTTGAACCGTCCACGCCGCGGTTTCGGTACCGGCTGCGGCGCTGGTCCAGAACGTATCCAACGCCGAAGCATCGGTAAGCGCATTGGAGTTGTTATCCAGTTCCGTTCGTGCGATTGCACCGAAACCGGCCGCTGGCACGCCAGTTGAGCGGTGCGCCATCCGGAACACATTCGACGACGCCGCGGTGACCGCATCGGTAATGACCTGCCGGAGTCCTCCGACTGTGATGAACTTCGTACCCGTCCAAAGGTAATCCGTCAGTTCGGTCGTGTCCGTGGCGACAAACGAGAATCCCGCATCGTTCAATCCCAGATCATTCGGAATTGAAGCAATCGCGCCCGTCATCATGCCGGCGCCGAATACCCACGCCGGTATACCTGCGTTGGTGATGTAGTAGATCGCCGTACGATCCGTTTCGATGAAAAGAGTACCGACCGGCTGACTGGCTGCGCTGAAGGAAACAAGCCTCGTGGAGTGCGTTCCGACGATGATCGTAATCGCGGCCCCGCCGCCGCCGCCGCCCCCTCCGCCACCACCACCGCTGAAGGTATTGTTAACGGTCTGCTGAATGACCTGCTGAAGTGCCTGGCTGGACACCCCGGCCGTGGCGGCAATCTCCTCTACCTGCTTGTGCAGGAAGAACAGGTTGTCGACGATCATTTTCGTCGCTTTTTGTACGGGGACGCTTTCACGGTGGATGTCAGTCGGATATTGAAGTCCTGGTCGTCCTCGATCCTCGTTGGTGCTCATCCTTCACCAACGCCGACTGCGGCTTCAATATCCCGGATGATTCTGTAGCCTTCGGCCCGGCCCCACTGTCCGACGTAGAATTCCGAATCGCTCAAATACGGCTGCCATTCCGCGTCCGCGCAATCGGCGGTGATGAAGTACAGCATCCCTTTGTTGAACGTCGGCTTGAACAAAGTTTTCTGATATGCGCCGGCCGTCGATGGCAGCGTGATCACGGCCGGCGATGTTCCATCGTAGACGGTAATCGTCAGCGTGACCGGCGCCGTGGACTTATACGCGAACAGGATTTGCCAGATGTGCTTGTAGCCCATCATTCCGAATGTCGTGCCCTGGTTCTTCCAGAGATTGAGCGACACCGGTACCGACTGGAACATCGGCTGCCAGGACCGAAGCAACGTCGGGACACTTTGCTGTGTGAAGTCATCGATCCAATCCAGGAGTACTCCCATGTAGCTCAGCTCGAGCCCGATGGGAACATTCGTGTGCTGCCGTGTCGCGGCCGTTGGAATGACAAATACCGGCTGAACGGACGATCCCCCCTCGAGAATCGTGGCGTTGACACCGTTGACGGCCGCCGGAATCAGGTCGATGAATTCGTCGTTGTAGAGCTCATTGGAGCGGACGTCACCGCCGTTCCATTCGAATGTCGCCACGGCCCCAGCGATTGGAACGTCACGGTCGTTGACCAGATCTTCTTGAACGTGAACCAGCCCGTTGTCGTCGCCCATCACCAATGCGTCGTAGATCGATCCGGTCGATAGCAGCGTGCCGGCCTGTTGCTCGACGTTGTAGTGAACGCCGATCGGATCCGCATACTCATCGACCGACCAGGCCGGGTTCGCGCGATCGCGAAGGTCGCAAACCAGCGTGCGCGGGAGACCTTCGGAGTCTCGATAGTCCGCGTAGAGATAGTTGTTCTTGAAGCAAAGCCGGAACAACGACGCGTATTTGTAATCCGGAGCGTGCACAGTCAGACCGCCGTAGGTGTAATCGCGGCCGATAACGCCTTCATGCGGGAAGATATTGTGCAGATCCTCATCGGTGAGGTTCTGCCCTTGCGTGGTCCAGATTCCGTCTTTTGCCCAGAAGTAAACCACCACCCCGTCTGTTGCGTGCGCGTACGGCGCCACCAATCCTCGAGGGACCGGCGCCTCCACGGCCTGGTACCGATTGCCGGATCCGAAATTCGGGTACAGCGCCCACCACCGTTTGGTGCTCGAGACCAAGGCCAGACCGTTGATGACTTCACCACCCATCAGCGGTTCAGAAGGATTGGTGAGCTCCTGATTGAACTTGTCCGGCGCCGAGTCCGGATTGAAGGATTTGCAGAAGTACACGTTTCCAGGCCGGAACGGATCGCCGGCGCCGAACACAGTTCCCTCCGCGTCTGGGCCCCACAGATAAGGAAGATCCTGATTCGCAACGATCGGCTCTTTAATCGTCAGCGTCTGAGGAGTCGCTGTGCCGGCGTTCTCGAGAAGCCGGAACATATACGCGAAATAGTGTGCTGCCGGCGGCGACGTCAGCGTCACCGCTGTCGGCCGATTCCATAGCGTATACGCATTGAGGTTGTCGAGCGTCATCAGTGTGCCAGGCAGCCATCGCAGAATTGTTGCCGGTGCCGGATCGGTGAACACCGAAGCCGACGAATAAATCACCAACACGACGGTACCGATGACTTCGATCGTGATCGTGATTCCACCACCACCGCCGGCCGTGACGTTGTATGGCAGATCGATCGTAGGCCACGGCTGGAAATTGTCGAATTCGATGACGGATCCACCCAGCGCCGCGGTGTCGAAATAGTTGTCGGTGAACGTGTCGAGACCGCCAGTGTTTTGCGTGCTGCCGATATAGCGGAACGTGTTGACCGCACCCCCCATGCGGAAGATGTCCCAGGTATCGGCCTGAGTATCGAGAACAGTGTCCTGCATGGACAAATGGACAGATTGACGTCGCGAAGTGATGCCGTAGCGTGTGGCCGGCGAAGGATTCGACGCCGCACCGGTCAAGCTGCTGCGAGTACGCATCCGATAGAAGTAAGGGGAGCCGGTCGGACCGATATCCGGCTGATCGCCGATTCCGATCGTATTCGGACCGAATCGAACATTGATCGTTCCTGTGGTTTCGATCTGCATCCGGAAGCCATTGCAGTCCGACAGTGTCAATCCGATGTTGCTTCCGAACCGTTTGAGCGACGTGATCGGTACCAGAAGCGTTGTGTACTGGCTTGACGGCAGAATCGACAGCGCGTTGACCTGGGCCGTCAGTTGCGCGAGAGTGATCAATCCTTCATTGAACTTAGCAAACAGCGCGTCGACCTGAGTCTGTACAGGCGGGTGAGCGATCAATTGCGAAGCGTCAGCCTGGTAATAAAAACCGTCGTCGGTGAAGTTGATCGTCGGATTCGTGTTGAAAATGAACGTCACCGCCACGAGACGTTCAAGATCGCTGATATTGACGGAAAAGCCGACATAGTCGTACTGCTGCGTCACCGCGCTTCCATCTGACGAAACAACGTTGAATGGGCTCGTGACAAACGGTGAAACCGAAACAGTACCGATGCCGGCGCCAGTCTGAAGGTACGTGATATCTGCGGTCGTGATTGTCGCTCCGGTAGATGCTGGCGATATCCCCTGGCATCCGAAAGCCGGAACTCCGGTGATTGTGTCGCCGGCGACGAAGGCCTTGACTGTGTCCGCTTCGAAACAGACAGTTCCATCCGGACCCACCGTCACACTGAGAACGAAGACGAACTCGGTACCGACGCCGCCACTGAGTTCCACAATCGAGCCGCGCACCAATGCTGCAAGTGGACTGGTCGAGTAAGGAGAAGGCGCCGTGCCGGATATCTGAAACGCGTTGGAAACCGGGCTTTGTATGGGAACGATGACACACTGCCCGGTGGCGCCGCCGGAGAGATAGAAGATCGATTCGATCGCAATCGGCGCGCCGCCGTTGATTTCCGGATAGATCTCCGTCACGGCGGTATCTTCACCGGTACTGAAATGCGTGGCCATTCCGATCTGAAGGCCGTCGAGCGTGCTGACCTGAACACTGGCCTTGATATCGGTGACGCCTTGTTCGGCCGGATCGGCAAGGATGGTTCCTGCGGTATCGGAGTAACGAACGGTGTCGGCAAGGCCGCTGGCTGTTCCGCCGGCTACCCAGACGACCGCGGGACCAGAATAACTGGTGAACTCAAAATCATTCGGACAAGCGCCAGGCGCATCATGTTGCTCCTCGATTCCCACTTCTTGTTCGATGACACCCTGCGTCACGATGTCCGGAGCGGAGTACTTCTTGTAATCCTCGGCGCCGGCAACGTACATCCAGGCTTGGGGAGACGCATTCGGCCGATACGGAATCATGCACGCGCCCTGCGAAGTGCCGCTGAGCGTGCCAACCTGTCCGCTGTCGACGAAGATCCGGTTGGACGAATCTCTCACTAGGAGAACCGGGAAGTTGTCGGTCTCGAGGGTGGAGTAAGCCCGAATGTCTGTAATCGCTGCCATTTAAGTATCCGCACAGGTTATGAAAACCTGTGCACCGTTGCTATCTGCGTGGGAACCAGTTGACACAAACGCCGATGACGACTCGAAAGATACAATCGAATTGAGATTATTTACGTTCAAAGGCGGCGCATCTTCTACGAAAAGAATTCCGTCGCTGGAATGAGCAAACGTACCGTTAAAGCCTCCGGCACTACTACCCGGACCCGCTGCCAGAAACAGTCCCAGAGACGTAGACCAGGCCACTCCGTTATAGAGTCCAGCTCCCGATGGAAATACCGGGATAGTTCCGAGCGTCCATGACATTCCGTCGGAGGAGTGCATTGTCCGATTGTCGACGCCGGAACCAAGTCCACCGACGGCGACAATCAGTCCGAGCGTTGGCGAATATGCCAGAGCATGCCATTCGTTATCGCTGACGGCGGTCCGTTGAGTCCAGACGACGCCATCGGGAGAAGTAACAACGGGCTGATTCAAACTGGGATCTGTCCCAACCGAAATGAACAGATTCAGTGCGGAAACCCAGATAACCGCATTGGGCAGCTGATTGAAGTTACCCGGAAACGTCTGGAGCGTCCAAGTGACTCCATCTGGAGACGTCATCGCAAGGGGTAGTCCGGACCCGGACTGGTCGCTTCCGACGGCAACAAACTGGCTCTGTTCATGGGACCAACAAACTGAGGTCCAATCGAAATTTGGAGCCGTCGTTTGCTGTGTCCATGCTGAACCGTTGGCCGATGTCATCACGTTGGCTGTTCCTCCACCATTGCGGGAACCAACAGCACAGAAGATCATCAGATCTGGGGACCAGCACATACCGACAGCCGTCATTCCCAAAATTCCCAAGCTGTGCCCTGTCCACGTAACGCCGTCGATCGACGTCGCGGATCTTTCCGTAGTGCCCGTATTTCCTATCGTCAAAAGAAGCGGAATCTCAGGAGCATAAGCCAGAACATCCCAAACAGCGGTGGGGCTCGTCACGGCCTCGTCGGTAAGCAAGAGTGACGAACATCCCGTCGGAGTCGGGTTGGTATCAAACAGGAGCGCGTAGCCTGGCCGAGTCTGGAGCGATTTCACGTACCGGACATTGCGAGCGTACGGGTACTTCGTCGGCGGCATCTCGTCGGCCGCCGTGTTTGTTTTCATTCCACCGAAGTTGTATCTCCATCCGCCTTCCGGCCGTTGGAATCCCATTGTTCACATTACGTCCAGAAGACGATCTGGCCTTCGATATTCATTGCACCAGAGGTCCAAAGCACCGAGTACGGCAAAAGCAGTAACTGGGATGTTGCAGCAACAATTGCCGCAATCAGGGATTGAGTAGCCAATCCCTGTGGAGTACCGTAGAAATTCGTATCGACCCGTTTGGCGGCAACCAGCCCGAACGGCAGCGCGATCTTTGCTTGTGCTGGCGTACCGCTGAGACTGCCACCGTTGATATTCAGGCTCCAGATATAGACATTGTTCCCGATCTTAATCAGGTTGTTCGTAGTGACTTGGCCGCTGGTGACAGTCCATGTTCCAGACGACGCCGTATAATCACCAGCGTTGAATGGAACATCCTGCGGTTGGGCAATAACTAGATCGTTGTTGACCTGTACGGGCATGTCGGTCTCCTATTTCTTGTAGTTCATTCCCATCGAACGCTTCGGCAGTCCCCTCTTTCGCGTGATTCCGCGGCTGCCGGGAGTTTTGATCGGCTTCAGATTCATTTTCACGCCTAAACTGTCCTTGCTGCTGGGGCCTTGAATATCGGCGCTCACTCCATTCTTCTGCATGGTGTCTCCTTCTCCGTTTGCGTATTGATCGTTCATGGTCGATTCCTTAACACTTTTTCGCAGCGCCCATCTTGCGAGCGTTTCCGCCGCCGTATTTCTTCGCGGCGGACTTTGTCAAAACCCTTTCGCCTGTATGAATCAACGCCAAGCCGCCCTTTTTCACCCGGCCGCCCTTCTTGTAAGCGAAGGGCTTCGCCTGTTTCTCGTTCGCCTGGCGCTTCAGCATGTCGTCAGGGGTATCCTGCTTGGTATCGTTCTTCATGTTCAGGCGCCCAAGGGCCTGACGCGAGGCCGCGGTCTTGTAGTCATCCGGCGTCGGAATTTTCAGCGATAAGCGCTTCTGTTCGATCTTCTCTTCGTCCGGGTCGGTAGCCTTGTTCTCCATCGCATTCCCTTTGGCTTCCTCGGGAGTCATTTTCTTATGCGTGATCGTCTGCTTTGTGGCCTTGGCCTCTTCCGCGGTCATCTTCTTATCGGGCATAGAACCTCCTCAGTTACAAACCCAGCCGTTGTTCAGCCGCTTTGCGATCGCTCCGGTACCCCCGCTGGCGCACGGCGCCGCGATCGTGCAATTGGTACAGTACTTAATCGTTCCGTTGTTGGGCGTTCCCAATGCCGAAAACAGAACACCATTGAACGCGAGCGAATCCAGCGTTGTCGCCGCTAATGTCGTTACGCCAGTCACGGTCAACGTCGTCGCGTTGATCGTCGTGATCGCATTGGAATCGAACAGGCCCACACCTGACAACGTGAATGATGTCGGAAGACCGCCCCCACTCAGGACCACATCGTAGAGACCTTGTGCGGCATAGAACTGCCATGATCCGTTCGATTGCGCCGTGAAAGGATTACCCAGTGGTGTCGGTGAACCGGCATTGTCGGAAAAGATCGTCGCCGGCGTACCGGTACCAGCCAGAAAAACCGTAACGGTGCATGAAGGAAAGGACTTCTGCACTTTCGTCGTCGATGCCAGGCCGCCGGTCGACACGGTCTGATTGCCGTACTCGCACCAGCCGCGCGCCGCGGAATTGGCTTTCGTTGGCTGCAGTGTGTAATAGAACAGCGCCGTGAGAATGACCGAAAGAATGACGAGTTTCTTTTTCATGACTTCACCGTTGTTGAATCCTGTCCCTGAAAGGATGGATGGAGTTGTTCATCGCTCTGACCGCGGCCGTCCAGGAACTCGAGGTACAGCGACAGCGCAGACAGCTTCGAGTTGTACAGCGTGCAACGTCGCAGAAAGTTTCCATGCAACGGAAACGTCTCGGCGAACTCGGCGCCGCCACACTTGAAGGTGGCAAGGTGTTGAGCCTCATCCAGAACGGCCGAAAAATCGTCACGGCCGACTTGGATAAAATCGGCATCCAGCGACGGCAGCACCATGTTGCGCACCACACTCGCGGTAACAGAGAAGCCCGTCGACGTCGGCTGGGCAGCGAGCGCAATCATGTTCAGGCCGGCATAGTAGAGTTTTGTCGGCGTCCCAGGCGTGGCACCCTGCCAGTTGGCATCGTAGGAATCACCGGCCGTCATCGATACTGGGATAACGGGAATGTTGTTGATACGCGCGCCCAGGAGTGCCGGCGCCGATCGCATGGCGTCGAGTCCTTCCTTGTAACGCATGTCGCAGTACTTTTCCCGGTAGGGATCTGAGGCAACGCTGTCACGGCCCAACAGTTGTGACAGCGCGCCCCACTTTGCCACCCAGCACCAATCGTTGGGAATTGGCAAAACCGTGGCGCTCAGCGTCGACAGATCCGCACCGGCATTGACCGTGAGGATGTCGTACTGGCCCGGTACCGCCGGCTGAATGTCGACGTCGAAGGCAAGGGGCGGTTCCGTCGACAGCCGATACGTCAACGGGATCCCCGGTGCGGCCTGTACAAAGTCGGACTCAAATGCTTGCTGGGCCCAGAGGTCGGATGGCACCAGCGTATTCAAGCTGTAGCCGAGCCCGGTATTCGGGATCCAGACCACACGCCGGAGTCCGATGACGGTTTGCACCATAAACGTCCTGCCAGCGGCCGCGGCGATCAAGCTCTCGGTGATCGTGCATCGGCTTTCGGACAGAACTTCATCTCTCACCTGCTGGATCGCGTTGAGGATATCGGTCAGGTTGAATTGGAGGGAACCAGTCCATGCCAGGGGATAGGTGGGAGTCTGGGGCTCCAACAGGTGATATTCGATCAAACTGATAAGGGTCTGATCGGTTTCCGAAAGCGCGCGCAACGTTGCCGGCATCTGCGTCACGTTGGTCATGTCATACCAGGTCACATTCGCTTGCGAGTTGAAGACAAACTCTTCCCGGTAGAAGTTGGCAAGGGCATTGAAGCTCTGCAGGGCTTCTTTGATGTAGGCCCCCAGCTCGGCGTCGCTGGTGAACTGCTTTGTCGGATCACCGAGCCGTTCTGCCAGCGCTGTCTTTGCCTGGGCGAATGTGGAGTAACTATAGGCCATTGTGTTATATTCCAACCCGTAGCTGCTCTCGCTGGAGCCTCTACCCTTTTCTGCTCAAATCCGGCCGGGACCGCGAATCCCGGCCGTTTTTTATTTCCCGACCGGAGGAACGACGTAAGCCGCTTGATTGGTGAGTAAGCGCATACCGATGTTGGCAACAGCCATTGTCGGCATTGAATACTTCGGTGGAATTATTCCTGACGCTCCAATGGAAATCGCACCACCGAGCAAGTTCAGCCAGAACGTTTTCGAAGCGAAAATTGATTTCATGATTCCTCCTAAAGTTTTTTCTTCGTGCCCGTTGGGTATAGCCAGACCACCTGTTGATCGAGAGTCGTCGAATCGTCCAAATGAATAAAAGTGTCACCGATTCCAATCCGCTTGAACCCCAGGCGAAAAGCGTTCGCTAGAATCGCGTAGCGCGTCCTCGAGGCCAAACAGCGAATGTCGGCTGCTTCCCCGGTCAGATGAGCGGAGCCGGTTTCCCCGCCGACGGCCGCGTTATGCTCCGGCGTGCGGAATCCCGAATCCACGATCAACGGGAAACCGCACTCATCCCTGAGAATGTCCAGCTTCTTGACGAAGCCAAACTTCATCCCTTCGCCGGATCCAGGCAGGTCCGGACTATCGAACTGCTTTGAATCGAAGAACTGAACCCCTGGCCAGTTCACGGTTTTACACCACCGAAATATCGATCCATTTGAGCTTCAATCCGTCCCACACGATAGGAGACTCCATCCAACTGCGCTGTCACCCTGCCGGTAACATAAGCCGCACCGAGAATTTGTATCGCAAGGCTGACAATGATTGCCCACACCCAAGGCTGAATTCGCAAGCCGCCGGAGCTGTTACGATCTTCTTCATTCACCATTTTCAGTGTCTCTACTCCCCTCATCCTGTGCTGCGGCTTGAACAATTCTATAGGCATCGATGCTCCTTATCGCGTAATGAGAAGCGTCGTACTGACATCGTTGGTCAGTGTCACGACTCGCCCACGAACGTACTTGGGCCAGGTAAATCCAATCGCAGCGCGTCCAAAGTTGCTCGAATTCACCGCAACGATGGTGACGATTGACACGTAGGCAGCGTCAATGTCCTGCTCCGCGGCCTCGATATCGATTTCGAATACTCCGGGAGGGCCGGAGAAATTCACCTGTAGAGCGGCCCCCCACGGGTAATTAGCGGACTTCTGTCGCTCCAGCTCCACGGCAACGCTGGCTTGTGTCGCAAGCACCCGCTGATTCTGCCAGAGGAAGTACTGATGTCCGGCGTTGAGTAAGCGAGCCTGTCCGGGCTGGTAGAATCCCGGCTGTTGCAATGATCCAAAAGGCATAAACTCTCCTTCTACCGGCCGACGTTCAGTTGGCCGCCGATGGTTGCAAACGGCTGACCGGTGGCGCCGATGGCCGCATATCGAACAAATCTCCGGAAGTACGTCATCATCTTGTCACGGTCCAGATCCGCACAAATTTTCAGTTTCTTGAGGAATTCCTTATCCGCACGCTCCGATAGGAATCTCCAGTCGGCGCCAGCGCCGCGAGCGATCCCCTCACCCTTTTGCGCTTCCTTCCACTGATAGGCGACTTCCTTCGCGCGCCACATGATCAACTCTTCGTTCAGCGGTGGTGGTACCGTATCGGTCGGCGCCGACAAAAGATCACCGCGGCGCAAGTACGCGAAGTTGTACGGCCGAACCGCGAGCGGATGTGGCCACAGTTCATAGAGCATGTATCCAAGAGTCGGACTTCCCGCCCGCGCGTCGACCTCGTAGGGAATCGCAAACGCCGGCAAGTTGAAGTTGGTCCGTTGCGGATCGTCCAATGCCAGATCGTCACGCGTCTTTGTCCAGAAGTCGATCGGTGCGGCATTGACCGGATCCTGGATTTCAAAGAACCGTTTGAAGTCGATCACCGGTACCGGGAAATAACACTGATAGACCATGTAGGTCAGTCCGGCGCCGGGAACATCCATCCACGGCCGGTCGATCGTGAACGTGTTGACACCATCGAACGCCACGATGTTGTAGATCGAATAGAACGGATTTCGGATCTGAAACGACGTCAGAAGCGGCAATGTGCCGGCTGTCTGGTACGCGAGCCACGCCGCGGCCGCGGTTGCATCGCCCACGATCTGATCACTGTATGCCGTCGCCGTGATCGTTCCGGCGCTCTGAATCGGGCTGCCGACCTGGAATAGCAAACCAGGCGTAAGCCAGCCAGATTCCTTGAACTGAAACGACCACATCAGAACGTCGTAGCAGTGACCCAGCGCCTCGTTGATAAAACTCTGAGCCAGCGGAAATTCCAGGCCCGGTACCTGGCCGTGAAGGCTGAAACTCATGTTTGAATAAGCCAACGATTTACCTCTTACCGCTTGTTCGCGATCTTTTTCATGTTCTCAGCGAAGACGGCTTCCTTTTTCATGACGCCGCCCTTTTTCTTGCCGGCGGAAATCTTCTTTGCAGTCGCCTTGCCGAACTTACCGACAGTCCCCTTTTCTTCCATCCCTTCGACTGCTTTCTGAATGAATTTGGCCATTGCCCCTCCTTAAACGAAAATGGCGCCCGTCCGAAAACCGCCGGACGGACGCCATTGCCCCTTGCTCGTACCCTAACTCAATACGTCCCGCCGAGTCCTCCCAGGACCACGGTTTCAGCGGATAGATTGACTCCATTTGCGACCTCGGCGCCGGTTGCGAACACGATCCAGCGCAACTTCCAGGTCTGGCGTGGACCGGGACCTGAAGGAATTGGCTGGACCGTGAACGTACCGCTAACCGTGATCGCGCCGTGCAGAACATCGATGTAGTTCTGGAAGGCATTGATCGAAACCGGATCCCTGGTGGCCTGGGAGTAGGATGTCGGTCCCGTCCCAAAGCCAGCGAAGGCAAGCCGTTTTCCGATCCTGTCGGGATAACCCTTATACAGTTGCAGATTCATGCGACTCCTTACCCTTGCAGTGAAGGCTGATCCATCAGCACAAGGCCCAGTGTGTTCGGGCTTGGCGGAGACAGCGCGACACCCAGATTTGCGGCGTCGATGGTCTGAGCCGTCGTGTCCTGTCCGACACCGAGTGTCGTATAGGTGATCACGTCGCCCGTTGCCGGAGCGGCCTTCTGCAGTGTGGCGCCCATCAGCACGCTTGCAACACCGAGCTCCTGAACGAAGCCGTAGTTGCCAGGCGTGATCGCGTTCAAGAACACCACGACGTGGGCCCCGACGATGCCCTTGTCGAAACTGGTGACGCGATTCAGCTGGGGTTGTCCACCGGCCAGCATCAGACCGACAGTTCCGACCTTGACGTTGCTCGACGTCGCGCCGGAGTCGACCAGAACGCGTCGATATCGGCCGGCATGGAGTTGCACCTGTGGCAACGTCGTGTAGGACAACTGATTGGCTTCGGATTCGGTCAAGTCAAAGAAGTCGCCCAGGTTCAGTCCACCGGCAAAAATCGGATTGCCAGTGCGAAGATCGGTCAGAGACGTCGGAGACGTATCATTGGCCGCGTTGAGAGCAAACCATGTGGGAAGAATTGGTTGAAAAGGCAATGTCGTTCTCCTTTAAGCCTGGAAGCCGTACGCCTGAGCGTTGTGGCGTGGCATGACGTTGTAAAGGTTCGTGCCCAGTCGCATAAACAGGGCGTCCATGCTGACGTTGTTCGGCATCGGCGCCCGACGCAGTCCGTAGTTCCAGCCCTTCTTGTTCGTCGGCCGAATCTTGAAGGATGACGCCTCGAGGAAGAACAACACTTCGCCGACCGTGATTGTCGTGTTCGAAGGGATATTGGATCCGGTCAGAGAAATTGCACCGGTGGCCAATCCTGCGTACGTGGGCGACAGGAACGATCCTGTCTGCGTCGACAGGCCGGAGCCGTCGACGAGATTGTTGTTTCCACCGATACCGCCTGTTGCTGCCAGCGACAGGAAGTCGGCTGCCAGGGACGAGGGAGCCAGCGGATCGGCGAAGATTTCAACGCCGTTGAACGTCAAACCATCCCACTGAATATCGTGGTTCTTGTTGGACACGTCGCGCCGTTGCGCATCGAGCGCGTTGGCGATCGCGACAAATCCAAGCACGTTGGTAATACCCAGGTCGGGCTTACCGCCGGTGACTGTGGTCTGACCCCAGAGGCGCATCAGCGCGTTGAAGTCGATCTGGCCGGGAGTACCGGAGGAATTTCCAAGGAACAGCGGCACGCTGTTCAGTGCCGGCCCGATGACCGTGTTTCGTGTGGCGCCACCGTAGGTCGTGAAGATGTTTCCATCCCACGACGGATCGACACCGTTATTCAACGCCTCGGACAGTCCGTTGGAGTTGAGAACGCGATTCTGGGAAACGCCGGTACCGGAGGCCTGACCGTGACGGAACGAGTCCATCTCCAACATGGTGTTGATCATCTCGACCATGTTTTCCATCAGGATCTGGTACTGGTTCGCGATCATCGACGGACCAGAGTTGATCACGCCGCCGGTACCGGAGCCGTCATCGAGCTCCCAGTCATCGAGCGGGTTCCAGGAGACGTAGGCCTTTGGCTGGAACTTCATACCTGTGTTCTGCTGCTGACGGGTGACCGTCACCGTAGAACCAGGAGCAACCGCGGCGCCCTGGGGACGTCCGTAGATGAAACCTTCGAACATTCCCGAACCGCCCAGGAACGGATCCCAGACGCCGGCACGTCGCAGCTTCGCCTGAAACGGCGTGTCGACGAACAGGTTCTGGAACACGACGTTCTTCCGGACCGATTCCAGATTTGTCGCGTCGATTTCGTTATAGAGCGGATCACCTAGAGTAAAAGGCATTGAGAAACTCCTTCAGCTAGTTCACGGTCGAACTGGCGTTCTGCGCGATGTCCTGGTTAATGAGCGACTGTGTGTACTGGTGTCGCTCCTGTTTGCTCATGGAGAGCGGATCCTTAACTGTCTTGGAATCCACACCCTTTCTCAGATTCGTAAACTCCGACGGTGCGCCCATCCGCACGTTCGGGTTATTGCCGAGGCGTTCGACCAGTTCGCGTTCCTTTTTCTGGAAACGCTCGTTGACCTGCTTTTCGATTTCGGCATTCTGGCGTGTCGCAACGATCTCGGCACGCTTGGCCTCGAAGTTGTACTTCTGCGCGACATGGTCACGGAACTTCATGTGCCGGCCTTCGGCTTCGGCCGAAAGTGTTTCGATGTCGTCCGGGATCGGAGCTCCGTGCAGCCGCTGATACTCGCTGACCGCCCATGTGGCATTGGCCACCGCGCGGAGGCCCTCTTCCTTCGTCATAAACGAGGGGGAACCCGGTACCACGTTTGTATTGGCAACGTATCCGTTGGGATTGGGATTCGGGTTCGGATTGGGATTCGCGTTCCGGTTGTATCCGGGAGCTTCCTTGGGAATAAAACCGTTAGCGCGACCCTGTTCGTTCTGAGTGCGATAGAACTGGAGCTCGGCTTCGAGCATCGTTTTTTCGTTGCCCCACTGATCCAGCGCCGGCGCGATCTTCGTGTCGTACTGCTGGGCCTGTGCACGCTGGGCCGTTTCGGCCTGTTCCTTCAGTTGCGCGGCCGACTGACGGGCCTGTTCTGCGGTTGTCAGAACGGTGTCGAAGCCGGCGATAATTCGGGCATCGAGCCCGGCGATCTGTTCGTCGGTGAGTCCGGAAGCTTTCAATGTTTCTGCAACGGTTGGCATACTTTCTCCTTAAACGGGTGGGTTCTGCTCCGGTCCTGGTTGCGGAGCCTGGGACAGCATTGCCGATTGCGCTTCCTGGATTCCCGCCGCGGCCTTTTCAAGTCCTGCCGACAGCACAGGAGATTCCTGCGAGAGTCGTTTCAGAACCTGGTAAATCTGGGCGAGTATGACTTGCTGGGGATTCGCTGGTGCCTGAGATGGTGGGGCGCCGCCTGGCGCGCCTCCGGGAGCGCCGCCTTGTGGCGGTGGTGCTCCTCCTCCCATCGGCGGTGGGGTAGGTGACGACATTTACTTTTTGCGTCCCTTTCGTCCGCCACGCTTCATACCACCAGCCATCTTGCGCATGTGCGGCTTGTGAGCGGACACGATCTTCGTTTTCTTCCCCATCGCTTCTCCTCGGGCCAAAAAAATCGGCCCAACAACAATTCGTTGCTGAGGCCGACTTTGGATCTCTCGCGAGAGAGGCAAAACGGAATCTCGTGACGCACAAGAATTACGCCAACAGATTCAACACTGTCAACCGAATTCTACTGCATGCCTAAAATTTCGCGGATCTTATCGCGCTCCGGAGACGTCGCGCGGGTGCGCTCAATGAGAACAATCGTGCGAATTCCGCCTTCCTTGAGAGACAACGTCAACTGTCCAGTCGTCCGCTGGGATCGGACAACTGAAATCAATTTCTCGATCGACACGCTCGAGTCCAACACGGTTTCCGTAATCAGGTAATCTTCGTTCTTTTTGATGATCGCGTCAGTATTCATTTGCTGGTTTTGATGACCGGCCGCGGATTGGTTTTCTTATCCTTGACGATAAGTTTCGGTGGCGCCTGGTCCGATGCCGGTCGGCCGCCTCCGTGAACGCCCTGGTGTGGTGGTGATTTTTGCGGCGCGCCGGGGCCGCCTCCGCTTGGCGCACCGCCGCCTTCTGGTGGAGGCGCACCGTTGGGAGAAGCACCACTGTCGGGACCACCGATGCCGAGCTCGGCGGCGAACTGACGTTCCTGCGCAAGAATCGCGATCTGGATCTTCTTCCAGTTCACCCACTTTTCAAACTCGGTATCGCCAGGAATCTCACCGAAGTTTTCAATCCCCAGTTTCTTTGCGACCGTATGCGGCGATATCGGAAAGTCGCGGCTGTAGAGTGCCATATACTTCGCCTGTTCCTGCGCCTGTGTGATCTTCAGCAACGTCGACGGAACCGAAACGAGTCGAAGTTTCTTGGCAAAACTGCGTGCGCGCGTGAGCTGGTCGTACATCGACGCTCGGCTGACGACTTCGCCTTCGACCATATCGAAAGGCAATTCCCCGTTTACATACTCGTCTATCAGATGGGACGGAATCATGCTGGAGGGATCGAAGTCCATCAGAACGGAGGTGACCTTGTCGGGCCCAACGTATTCGATGATCCTGGCCGTATCCATCCACTGAGGGATCATCACCTTGAGCATGTTGGCCACTTTGGCGTTGCCCGATTCCATCGACGTCGCAATTCCTTTTGCGATCGGGCCAACGCTTTCCAGTGCCTTGTCGAAACTGTCGGGCGATAGATTCAGTTTCGCGTCCATCAGCGAACCAAGGTCGTTGATGCCCAACTGCCGTTCTTCCTGCTCCTTTAGGAATTGCTGAAACTTGTAATTCGTATCGGTGATCTGGACTTCGTCAGGTAGGAGCGACTGAAAGGTTTGCTTCGGGATCCCGTCGCCACCCATGCGAACGTTGGGCTCGAAGATATCGAAGTTTTCAACTTTCGGGCCACCCGTCGATGTTCGATCGTAGCCCATCGGCGGATTCATGCGCGCGGTTAGTACTTCGTCCATTCCACGTTCATGCTTGCGCTTTGTCTGCTCAACCGAACTGACCGATTCCACCAGCGACAGCCCTAACGCTTCCCACGGCCAGTCGTCGACGGTATAGGCTACGGCCGGCATTTTCCCGTGCCAGTCAAACGCCGGCCCGTCATACATCGGCATCGACACTCCGGGATTGGTGATCATCAGGCGAAGATTGGGATACACACGGCAGTCCTGCAGTTGCGCTTTACGCATGACGTGCTGATTGTTCAGGACACCGCCGGGAATGTCCTGGCCCAGCGTCGGCACCTTGTAAAACCAACTGGTGTCAACATCGCCCATCGGTAGTTCGAACCCAGTTTTGTTGATCCGAAGATCACGGACGAACGTGTAACGGATTTCGCAGTACAGGTTTCCCCAGTTTCTGGTTTCTCCGCCGTATCGAAACTTCTCGGCCCAGTCCAGCCGCTTTGCCGTCAAGCGCGAAGGATACGTGCATTGATTCACCGGCAACAGGCTTGCCTGAAACAACGGGAATCGCGCGTGAGCTTCGGCGATCGGCATGTACTCGTAGATGGTGACTGCGTAGGCTTCCTGGATATCGTTGTTTGCCGGTACCTGAACCGGAAGCACATCGAGCAATCCCAGGGCATCGAAAATGATCTGTCGTTCGCCGAAGCCATAATCCTCGGCTTTGCATTTGGGCCAAAGATATCCAACGCCGGTAACGGCGGCCCACTGAAGAGCCTTGCGCAACTGCCGCGGAAACTGAGCCTCCGTGTAGATGCACTTCATCACGTTGTTTTCGATTTCAGCGAATTGCTTATACTGTGTGGCGTCTGAACCGACAGTACCGATTTCGCGAACGTCGGAGATGGTTTCGACAAACTTGCGGATGTTGTACTTCAGGTCATTACTGACCAGAGTCGATCGCCGGCGATCATTGAAGATGCCGTCGAATATCCTCATGTTGTGGGCCAGGTTCCGGTAGGAGCGCTGGCCGGAGATGTAACCCTCACCCTCTTGGATGGCTTCCTCTACCCAGCCGAGGCGAATCGTCGGGGCTGCCTCAAAAGGTGGTACCTGCCAGCTTGTGCTTGTGGGCAGGACTTCTCGAAGTACGACGCTCATACTTTTTCCTCAACAGGCACGTTGAACGATCGGCGAGTGTGATAGCCACCTGTTGGGGTTCTCAATTTTTCGTCGTCGGGATCGCCTTTATCCAGAACCCAGAATCGTGCACCGTACGGGATTTCAATCAAGTCTGGCAATGTGTAGAATTTTTTGCAGTCGTAACATCCTGGAGGCGTGGGACTCCAGTTCCCTTCGAAGAAACCGTTGTACCAGATTCCAATACGGCCATCTGGCGCAATAACCATGTTGTTTCCGCTGTGTCCGTCGTCAGACAGCCGACCGGTACCACAATTCGGACACATCAGCGGCCTACACTCTTCGTAAGTGAAACTCATCAGTGTCCATCCTCATATCCGACGATATGCTGGAAACTCTCGCGCTTCATCTTCTTGTTTTCCCAATCCTCGTCGAGTCTGGCGATCGCAGCGCGACAGAACTCGCGATTGACTTCGTTTCGCGCGTTCATCATGGACGTGACCAGTTCGGCGCGTACCTGTTGACGAATTGGACCCTCAATGGATTCGCGCTGTTCGTCGGTCATTTCGTTTTCGCGCTTTTCCTGCTCGCGATATTTCTTGTCCCAGCGATCGACTTCCGACGCCGTCCTGCAGACGATCTTCTCGAATCCCATTCTTGCGAACAGCGAAGGAAGCGGGAATTGCTCCGGAGCTCCGACCATGATCCGGCCGGTCGACTTCTGGTGATAGAACACGATCGCGATCTTCTTGACGGCCGGCCGACTCTGGCCAGGGATCCAGATTTCGGGCGCTCGCTGGCGCGGCGCCATGCTCGCTGGTAAGAAGAGCTTTGTCATCGCTTATACGGTAACGCCTTCTCCGAGACTTTCTTCGAAGGCGGTGCTTTCGCAATCGATCGGTTCGGAATCCCGCTGGACACTTGTTTCCGGGAATTGACGATATCGTTAATCTTGCCCTGAGTGGCCTTGTTCTTTGCCGTCTTCGCAACGTCGGAAGCGGTCTGTTGCTGCTTTGCGTACTGTGTCGCCAAGCTATCCTGCTCCGCGATTGGCCCGACGCTTTTCTCTGGGGTATCCATGTTTTTGTTTCTCCAGACTTGGGTAGTGGTTAGTCTCCTACGCTCATCGACGCCACGTTAGCATATTCCTCTTTCAATTCCGGCAAAGTTCCTTTCCGTATCTGATAGGTCTTCTCACTGCGTTCGGCCGTCACGTCCATGTGGTGGCGGGTGAAGTAAGCCATCGCCGCGGCGCGAACGCGATCGTCCTTTTTGTTTTTCTGGTGTTCGATTTTGGTTTTGCCGGCGACGGTGATCTTTCGTTCCAGATCCTGCATTTCCAGGATCAGCCATTTGCTGTTGGCCTTATACCAGCCGTTGGTCACAGCATCGATGAAACGATTCATCAGAATCGGTACCGACCAGGTTCCGGAGTAGAAGCCGTCTTTGACGGAGTTGGTCTCAACGACTTTCTTGTTGTCGTACCGGATCATCTGATGGTGGTAGAGAAAGCCCATCATTTTCAACTGGTGCTGACAGTCATCGCCGGGCCGCTCGCGCTGCTCAATACAAAACTTCGCGCCTCGAGGATCGCGGCATTTCTTTCCGTACCATGCGCCGAGCGCCGCAGCAAATCCGACAGCTTGCGCCGGATTGACTCGCAAACTGGTGAACTCGGCAACCTGGACGTCGGGGAAATTGCCTTTCGCGCTATTGGTGACGTTGATCACCGTACGATCCTCATCGGGCTTATTCATGCCATCGGCCGTGTCGATGCCGATGGAATAATCGCGGCCAGACTTCGGTTCCTCGTAGATGATCAAACGATCCAGCCACGGCGTTTCTTCCTTTTCGCTGATCGGCAGCAACGGAACGAGGATCCAACTGTAATCTTCTCCGCGGTGGGATCGCCATTCGATCTCGATGCGATCGGCTTCGTAGTCGACCATTTCCGGATCCGGTTCGAAACCGTCGTCGATGGACTTTCCCAACACGGCGTAGGATCGAAAATCCACCTTTCGCGCTTCGGTTTGGACTTCGATGACATCGGGTCCGAACACGACGTCGTTCTTGCCGGTGAGCGCCTCTAAGTCGTCGGCCGGCATCTGCGAGGCCCAAGTCCGTTCGGTGTGTTTCTTCAGCGCCTCAAGGTAATTGAATTCCCAGAACCACTGTTGCTCGCGCGGCATGTGCCAGGTTGCGCCGGCCACTTCAGAAAGAAACGGCGTCGATCGGATGTAGAGCTCGCAGCGCTGAACGTGCTTGCGAGTTTCCTTGATCGGCATCCAGTCTTCAGGGATCGGGAACTTCTTGACCCAGTCCGCCTCCGGATACAGATCCGTTGCCAGCGGCCAGGGGATGAACAGCGGACAGAACCTGGAAATCCCCAGAGGAAACCCTTCTTTTGCGGTGCGCCAGAAGTCAGCTTGCCATCCGGTATTTCCGCCGCCGGTACCTTCGAAGACCTGGAAAAGTTTTCTCGACGGGTGAGTGGCGCGCAATACGCCTTCCTCGATTGTCTTTTTGGGATTGGGAATATCGGCGAGCTCGGAAATATGAATCGCTGTCGGCGTCCATCCTTGCCCGATGCCGGTGGCCTGGGATCCAGACTGGATCGATAGGAGCGATCCATTGCTGAATCCCATCTGCCCGATTCGATCTTTGGTCTGTCGCGGTACCAGCCACCACGGGCAACGCTGATAACAAATCTCGATGATGCGGCCGATCAACTCGGACTTGTCCTGCTGGACCGAAGCCATGACGGCTTGTGTGTTGGGAATGAACAGGAGCCGATGAAGGAACAACAGCGCGGTCTCAGTCGAGATTCCGACCTGGCGCGCCTTGAGTACGAAGATTTCGATCGCGACTTCCAGGTCTTCGAAATGCGCGACAAGCTGAAAGAAGATTTCCTGCGAGATGCGTGGATCGAAGCGGAAAATGTCGCCCTTCTCATCGCAGATAAACGCGTAGCGGCTTTGGAAGTAGTGAGCGTCACAGGCACAGATAATCTGTTCGTTCTGAACCCAGCGCTTGAGTTGACGTTTTTTGTTTTCCGTCATGCGCTGCGTGACCTGCACGTAGGAGTTTTTAGAATTGCTGACGATCTTTGTGACTTTGTTGACGTATTCCTTGAACTCGCTGATCTGGTCGATGGTGTGATAGACCATTTCCCATTTCAGCTTTTGCGCGTAGGCGTGGAGCTTCTGTTCGATCAACCGCTTTGAGTAGATGTCAGTCTCCTAGAAAATATCTTTGGGTCCGAATCACGATCTGTCGTCCGATATCGCCTAACGCATAGCAGAACTTTTCCTCGCGGTCCATTCTTTCCATGAACGACTGTTGCGGAAACTTTCGGCGATACCACACAAGCGCAGCGTGTCCGGATTCGTGCGTGATGATGTTCATTGTCAGACTACGTCGAACGAAGAGCATTTCTCCCATCTTGGGACGTGAGCGGCCAACTTTACCCCTGTAATCCACGGTATGGCGAGAGACCACGATTGCTTCGAAGCCGAGTCCTACTCTCTTGAAGCCCCTCTGAGACTTTTTGTAGTAGCGATACATTGCCTTCTTTGTTTCAAAAACGGCGACGGAAAAGAACAGCGTCGATCCCACAGGATGAACACGGAAGCGCGTTATTGGAGCCAGTTTCATTGGCCATCCGTCAACAGCATCTGCGTCGACTCGAGGTCGGGAAATAGTTCGTCGACGTCGGGCTCTTCCGGGTGTGTCGTATCCGGAGTCGGATCCGGAGTCTCGGGCGTGCCGCCGGCGAAGTACTTGCCGATGAATGTTGCGCCCTTCGGTTGTGGCAGGAATCCCATTGCGGTATCGATCGCGTCGCGGTCCTTGTAGCCTCGAGGCGTTTTTGCAGCTTTGATTCGCGCGCGTATAACGTCGGGGTGAGAAGTGATTGCCAACACCTTAACGGCGTTTACCGAATGCTGGCGCAACGCGAAGATGATTTCGCCCAGCAACGTGTTCATGTCGACTTTGGCTTTGACCCCCCACGCTTCAAACGGAATTGCAGCGCGATCGCGTTCACTGGCCCGATCGTATTCCCGAAGAAACTTGACGATCGACGGATCGGTGGAAAATCGCATGGCGGTGACGACGGCCGGGATTCCGCCTTCGGCTTCCTCGAGGATGGGAGTCAGCCTGGCCGCACAGCGGAGCTCGTCTTCGTCCACGTCGTGTTTAACAAGCAGGGCTTCGATAAGTTCTGTGCTGAACTTCTCAGTCTTTGGTTTCTTCGTCGTCTTCGATTCCAGGTCCGGTTGGGAATTTTTCTTTTTCGTCGGGGTGGGCTTTGATGTACGCGGCCTCTCGCGGACCGAGCGTTGTCCACTCGTCGATTGGTTCGTCGCTTTCGCCTTGGTCTGCACGCAACTGCTCCTCTGGTGTCAGTATGTGCGTGATTGTAGCGTCAGCGGGTTTTTTCCGTTTCGGAAAAGTTTTGCGGTGATGCCTGTAGAGAGTTTTGCCGATGCCATCGAGTGTACCGGCGATGAAGTCGAACGTCTCGGCCATCGACTCGAACGCAACGACGAGCCGCTCTTCCTGTTCAGGTGTCATTTTACGATTTTGAATTTGAACTTGTCGGAGTTGAGAAAGAACATCGTCGGATTCTTATCCACGAACGGTTTCAGGAAAGGTTCGTCGTACTCGTGACAACAGACGCCGGGTGGATGAACTACCGCACACTTACGGTTTCCGCGTTTGAAGTCGCCACCGCACAACAGGCAGTGATAATAGGAATCCTTGGGAAGAACTCCATCGAATTTCATTTCCTCACCATGAAGCTTTCGCCGACAAATTCGACAAACATCGAATCGGAGTACTCTGGATTGTCAAAAACTTCCTTCAATCCTGGATGAACCTGATAATCGTCGCCCATCCTTGACGCAATATAACGAGCAGTTCCGAGGGTCATCAATCCGCTCGATGGTCCTATGTCTCTAACTTCGGCCGCAGACTCCCACATTTCCTGGAGCGATTCGAAATCGATTTCTTCTGTCATTGAATTGCCGGTGGTGCATCGAATCCCCACTCCTGCAGGAGATTCCCGTGTATGTCGACCGAGAACCAGACGTTCTCGATCGGACCCGAGTGTAGGCCGTCGCCGGTACCGGGCTGGACGCGCCCTTCCATGAAGGCCTGCCGGAACCAGGGGAACCGGCCCAGAACGGCCAGATGCCAAGGATCGGGCACTATTGCAAAGTGGTGATGCTGGGGAGTCAGCTTTGCGAAGCGCTCTTCGGTGGTCATAGACCGCGCCTACTCTTTTTCGGCGCCAGCCTTCTTGGCATTCTTCGCCGCGGCTTTCGCGTTACCCTTGCGTGCGTAGTGCACTCGCCGGACTTCCTTGCGGCCGCCGGAGTCTTCCGTCATCACCGGAACGCCCTGTCCACTTTCGCGGCGAACGACGTTTGGTGGCTCGGTGGGAATCTCCTGAACCGTGGTGAGCTCGAGAGCGCCTTCCGCTTCAGGATTGAACGGAACACCGGACTCCGCGACGATTGTCTTTTCGACAACGGCACTACGGCCGCAATCGATCGCGCGGATCTTGATGGTGATCTCTCCGGAGAAGCTTTCGTAGGCCACACTGGGATTCAGATAGCAGTCCTGAATCAGTTGCTGCCGAATTCGGAATATGAGCGCTTCGATAATTTCCTGTCCAGACAGTGGTTCGGGGATCGCGATTTCAGCCATTGTTTTCCCTCAATTGTTTTGGTTTTTCGGGCGTTACGTTTCGAATTCCTTGCTCACTGTCGGCGGCCCGTCGATCCAGATCCGCGTACAGGGCATCCCATGTATCAAAGCGCTTCATGTACTGGAGAATGTCCAACTGCTGGCCCCAGTCGTATTTCATCAGACGTTCGATCAGATCGTTGCGCGTCCGCGGCCGATTCTTGCCGGAGAACGGGCCGTCTTTAACGATTGGCGGCGCGACCGGAACTCCAGGGAAAGTACCCAGTTCGGTAAAGTGGATCCCATCAGCGGTGCTGTAGATCGTCGTGTAGTCGGCGCCGCTCGCTACGTCGACGCTGACAATCGGCTTTTCACCGTGCCAGTAAACCTTCTCGTCGCTCATCGTTTCCTCGCTGCGCGTTTTCCAGCGATTCGCTTCGCCTTCCCCATGTGTTTAAAGTTGTCAGTGACTTCAGCTAGTTTGACTTGCTTCAGATCGAATTTCTTTCCGCTGGGCCCTTGATACTCATCCGGTCCGACCTTTTCGAATGGCATGGCCTATCCCTCCAGGATTGGAACAACGTAGGCGAAAATTTCGTCATAGTGTGCTTCGATAAGCGCATCGTTCGGCTTGCCCGGTCGTTTCTGAAAAAATCGATCTCCCCACACTATGACATCTGGCATCGGCTGGAAAGCAGGTAGCTCCACTGGAGCGACGAGCTCACTACCGGCGTTCAGCTGGACTGTGGTGAACATTGCCATGAAATCTCCTGATTGATTTTGCCGAAGGGATCATCGCTTTCGAAAGGTATCTCGGTCTTCACGCCTAGAAAGCGGTTCTCTCTCCGCCCACCAGTTACGCCGGTGAATGCGCCGGCACAGCCCTCCTTCCGTTGGCTCCCCCTATCGGCAATTGCGCGGGTACGAATTGAACGTACGGCCTTTCGCTTATAAGGCGAATGCTCTAACCAACTGAGCTACCGCGCGATTTCGACACGATACTACTTCTGGTGCGTCCCTTCCACACCGCGAGCGATACGCGCTCGAGTACGACGCTGACAGCACTCCAGAAATGCTCTCAGGTGGAATAGCGCCTCTTCGTTGTCCGCACAAGCGTACGGACCCTTCTGGAATCCTTCAAAGCGATCGATCAATATCGCGGCTTCGGCTTCGTGAGTCGTGCCGTTCACGCCGACTTCCTTGATCGGGCCGTTTTGGAACAGCCGCAGCGCATCAACGCCCGGCGAACCATGCTTGGCAGTCCAAGGGTCGGAAACGTTTGTCTGCGAATTGAACCCGGAAATCCGATATAGGTGATTCGCGTTGCCGGCGCCGGGCTCATCCATCACTTCGATCTTCAACTGGTGGTTGGCCGAATCTCCTTGAACGATATGTGCTGTCAGTTCTCTCAAATTAGCCTCACTTCAGGTTGGTGTTGTTCGCAGAAGCGAGCTTCCGGAATGGGTTCTCCGGGGAACCACAGTTCGCAAACAACGGGTTTACCGCACAGTGTTGCAACGTTTCGTTGCGCGTCGAAATCCACTTCAAATTCGCACGCGCTCATTACTTCACAATCGTTGTCGAACCGGTTTCCGGTTCCGGCGACGGCTCGTCGGCCTGGCCGACAATTTCTCCGGCACGGCCAACGCTGGCCGCAACCGCCTGTCCGGCCTTCTCCCAGGCCTCCTGAATCCGGACCTGAAGGTGATCGTAGGTCGGCAGTTCGGCGCCGCTGACCAGGCTCTTGTTGTTTGTGAACTTACAGTAAGCGTCGTAACCGATGTTACCCAGCGTTTTTGTTCTCATGCAATCTCCTTTGGTTTTCGTCTGCCGCGAATAGCGGACTTCGCAGCTTCAATGACATTTTCGTATGCGTACTCTAAAGCTTCCGAGTATTCCAGTCCGTAGGATTTCTCCGAGTTGCGCCTGAGTTTCTCAGGACGATCGAAACTGGAAATCCGCTTGAGTGCTGCCCAGTACCGAGCTTCGTTGGTTTCAGCCATCGTATTCCTTCGAGAACGGATTGACGGCCCAATATTCTGACCTCGAAACAGTCGCACCGACTTCGTTCTCGCAAACGACCTTGACGCGAGTTTCCACCCTCCCGGATAGTAAAACGCGGATTCGATCCTTCCAGTCAAGAGTCCATCGGCTGTTCACATGAAGCACGTCCTTGAACTCGGATGGTGCATCAGGAAGATCCACGTACTTCGCCGGGAAAAGTCGGTCAAATATCGTTCTCTTTCGCGGCGGAACACTAAAGCAATTCACTGTCTCAGTCATCGTTCCTCCAGTTCGTTCCGGACCATCCGGGGAGATTCCCTCATAGCGTGCTCGGTTAGTATCCCCGGCGGCCGGATACGCTACTCGCCTCTTTCCCTTCCGCCCCACTCTGATAGCGACAAGTGGAAAACTACGGAGGCTTTCGTCATGAATATCAAACCTGTATCTGCTTCACCTGAGCCAAAACCTGATTCGCGTGAGCAACGTTCAATGCTGCCTGAGAGTATTTCAATGCGGCATCTGAATTATCGCTGCCCACTGCTTTTTCAATCAACTTTTCCACATGCTTTTCAACATCATTCATGGGTTCTAACTCCATAGAATTGCCAGCAATTGAAGGCGGTTTGCCGGCGTTGACCGCTCAATCCCCTCTTTTGAAGCCCGGCGAATAGCGCCGTTCCATCGACTGGACCGCAAGGTTATCCAGTTCGCGGTCTCGCGCTGCCTCCATCCAACCCGCATCAAACTCATTTCCGATCTCACGAACATCCTTGTTGAAGTGCAGGGTCAGTTCGATCTGGACCGGCTCAATCTTCAACAGTTTCGACAAGTAAGCCTCTCGAGCCTGACACATTCGAGTGTAGGCGCTCATTCCGCCACTTTCGTCCGGCTCGCGTCCATGATGATCGGAAGTAACACTGCAGCCGCCTTCTCGCCGTCGCACTTCGGGCAGGTCGCCTTGATCGCCGCGAACAACGGACTCTCTTTGCCTTTGATCATCGAACCGGCTCTTTCTCTTGAAGCGATTTCAGTTTCGCGTCGGCTCGCTTTATCACCAGACGACGGCGCCATTCCCTCATTTCCTCTCGGAATACCTGGCAATGAGCTCCGTGACCAATCATCACCCTTCCGTGGATCCGACACTGATACACCGGGCACATCAGCGCTTCGCCCCTTCCAATTTAATCAACTTGGACCGGACCAGGCACTCGCTATCCGTCATCGCCTGGACCTGGGTTTTCGAGAAATACCGCTTCAACATGCACCGGATCTTCCGAATTCGTGGATATCGCATTACTCGGACCGTCCCTTCTCGAGATATCGAACCACCAGCGCCAAAATCAGGAATCCCACCGACGCCAGTCCCTCGGCGGTCCAGAATTGCCTCGTGGTGGTCACTCCCGGCATGATCGCCACCATCCCCGTCGTCAGCCACAACGTGACCTGCGTCATAAGCAGAATCCGGAGCCAGATCCGCGGTTTCACGTCTGCTCCAGCTCCTGGGGAATCTCGATTGACTGGATCGCTAACGCCACCTTCAGCAACGCCGCTCGCCTCTTCTCGTTATATTCGGCAGCCGACGGGCCCGGTATCCGGCGCGCCACCACTTCTACAAATTTGCCAATGGAATCGAAAATCACCTGGTACCCCTCACCTATCAGCCAATCCAGCAACTTCGCCGAATCCTCTTCGTTCTCGAGATAATCCGGCATCGTCCCGCACTCCTCGCACCCGTACCGGCCGCCGTCTTTGACCCAAATTCTACGGACGTGGTCGGTCGCCGGTATCCGTTGCTTTGGGGAAATCCCGTGCCCCTCCTGCCATTCGTAGATCGCCGCGGCCCCCTCGAGTCGCTCCAACCCGTGGATCTTCTCCGTCAACTGCCATTGCGCTTCCAGGATTGTGATCATCGGGAAACCTCTTCGGAATACTCATATTCGGCCGCAGCACAGAAAAACGAACAGGAAAACCCCGGCTCCGCCCCCATATCCCCGAGCCCTTCAGGCAGTTCCCGCAGTGACATTCGCTCCTCTTTCCGCGGACCACTTCGAAATCGCAGGAAATACGCCCCCGGCCCGATCGATTCCTGAATCACGGCGATTTCCTCGAACTCCGCCGGAAAGTGATGCCGGATCCACTGCCAGTACGCCTGACCGCCTTTCGGACACCCGATGCAGTTGGCGTTGTCGAAGCCCAGCCGGTACATCCGGGGAATTTCAATGCCAGCCCTGAGCACCATCGTCAAGCAATCGTTTTTGCTCAATCCTCGCTCAATCAACGGCGCCTTGAACCGTTTCTCCGGAAAGTTCTTCTGAATGTCCTGAAACCGGCCATCTTCCTCCGACGTGTATCCCAGGACCACCACGTCGCCGGGCATCTGAACCGACTCGAGTACCGACCGTTTCAGAGCCTCCGAACACGGAGCTCCCCGCTGCCCTTTAATGAACTGCCGCTTCATCCAAACGTTCTTCGTCGACGCGCCGTACTTCCGATCCCGAAGAACGCTTACCGGGTGGCCGAACCACTTCTCGCAATCCGCCAGGAACCGACGATTATCCGCCTCCTCCTCGACGACGAACGCGTTCACGATCAATACCCGCTCGGCCCCGAATTCCGCCAGCGTCAGTTTCGTCGCTACCGCCGATGCCGCACCGCAGCTAAACTGACATACGTACCTCGTCTCCATCACCGCGGACTCCTCTTCAACTGCCAGTCCGACTTCCGCAACCCCGCCTTCACCGCTCGCTTCGCATCCCGGAACTTCAACAACACCACCCTCGTCGGCGCATGGTTGCACAGTTCGATGTTCTTCACCGTGCTCGCGTGCACTCCCATCAACTCCGCCACGTCTTCTCGCGACAATAAGTTCGTCTTCCGAAATCGCTTCATTTGCGCCGAAAATCGCCTCTTTTCGCGATTCGTTTCCAAAATTCCTACTGACATCGTGGCGTCACTCTACTTTTTTTTTGGAGTTTTGAAAACCTCTTTGTCTTCACTTTGTCCGATTTATTTTTTTGTAATTTGTGAATCAAGACGTGAAAGGCGTCGACGCCGGCGCGCCGCGGCCAGGTCCGGACAACTCGAAAATGCCCGGATCTGGGCAAAACTTGGGATTTCTCCGGTCTCTGATGGCAGGAAGACGGCGTCAAGAGCTCCGTTATGATCTCGGCCGCGCGCAAGTCGAATGATTGCGTTACTTACAATTCAATGTCGTATAACGGTTGTTATGGTGCGGAATCCGATGACTACCTAAGACGTTGAAAACGCTGAAATGCGGGATTTTCGGCCAGCTCTGATCCGGTATCGGCAACTCTCTCTCACGGCTTGACAGTACCACATGCTGTCTTTCTCTCTCAATCAAGAGTGTACAGACGGGAAAGCTTCGCGTGTCTTCCTTCCTTCGGAAGACTGGTTTATGGAAGGGCTCGTTTCGCTATCGCTGCACTTCGGCCTGTCGGCAACGTGGTAAGGGAAAGAGATATACATCAGGGATCCGGGGATTGATCCGGGGATGACTGAGAACAGAGAGACAAAAGGGCTTGACGTAGATTGTCATTTTCGATGCGAAAACATGTCACTTGGAAATGCCAGGCGTAAAGGCCGGCGATGATTGGATTTAACCCGTAAACGTTGAGGTAAACGCGTGTAAACGAGTGACAGGAAGTGTCAAAACGGGATCAGAGGGAAAATGGATCTCGTTGATATTGCAGGGAGTTACGCATTGGCCGGGCCCGTGCTTTACCAGAGTGCATGGGAACACGATACAGACGGGATGATGTCAGGCGGTGCGAGTGTGAAGATCCGGGATGCTGGGAACACGCCGAGCAGTATCGGTGCACCAACAAAGCGATTGGGACAGCATCATCGGACGATGATCAATGGTCTGTCGACATGTGCGCAGAATGCGCAGCAAGCGATATCACGGGCTTAGAGCTGGGCCCGGTCACTTGGGAATTATTCGAAGCATTCGAGGGAGGAAACGACGATGTTAAGTAATGCGGAACAGACTTGGGTTTTGCTGATGACAGAGACCAATAAGCAGATTTTCAGCAAGTCGACAGTGAAGCCGGTTTTCGGCCGAGTTGTGGCCATAACAGTGAATTCGACGGATGCGACAGCGAAGGCCTTGCAGGTTGCCGAAGTACCTGTTCGTCTGGTTTGTTCCAATGGTGGCCGATCATGAAAACGCGCGAACAGATCGAGACGGAACTGGCAAAGCTTCGGGCCCGTTTGGAAGCGGATGATTTTGACGGCGCCGAAGATAACGATGAACCAGACTGGGCCGATACCTCGAACCGGATAACAGCTCTGGAATGGATTCTCGGGATCAGCGACGACAGTGAGGGCTTGTGACGTTCGGACAGAAGTTAACACTCGGCTTCGGGCTCGTTGTTCTGATCTGGTTTGCCGCGCTGGTGATGGTATACGGCCGCTAACACGGCGCCCGAGGGCTCGAAACCCTCGCAGCGAATCCGGAAACGTCATGATGACGCAATCCGGTATCACGTTCGGAAAAAGGGAGAATACTCACATGTTTAACTCAACTGCTCATAACTTCACAACAGGCGCCGCCATTCGACGCAATACGCCATTGTCCTTGGATGACATTCGACGCGCGGCGCCGTCTGCATTCGCGACAGAGGCCTATCATGATCGATCCAACAGGTACGCTTACATTCCCACTTCGGCCGTCATCGAGGGAATGATGTCGAATGGCTTTATGCCGTTTCAAGCTTCCCAGTCTCGTACGAAAATCGAGGATAAACGCGAGCACACAAAGCACATGATCCGGTTTCGCGCGCCTAACGCTTCGCTCGTTGTTGGCGATTCGTTCCCTGAGATTGTCCTGATCAACTCGCACGACGGATCCAGCGCTTATAAGCTGATGGCCGGGATTTTCCGCCTTGTCTGCTCGAACGGGCTCGTTGTTGCGGATTCGATGATTGAGTCTATCCACGTCCGCCATAGCGGCAACATCATTGCCGAAGTTTCGCGCGGTACCGTTGAGCTCGTTGAGAACATGCCCAAGTGCATTGACGCTATCGAACGTTGGAAGGGAATCCAGCTCGACAGGGCCCAACAGACAGCGTATGCCGAAGCCGCGCATCACGTACGCTTCGCGGACTCTGATGGCCATGTCAACACGCCGATCCGGCCCGAGCAGCTGCTAGGCTCGCGACGGTACGACGACAAAGGCCAGGATCTTTGGAGTACGTTCAATCGAGTGCAGGAAAACGTCATCAAAGGCGGCATTAGCGCTCGGGCCAACGGCGCCGCACGCCGAACAGGTATGCGCGAAGTAAAGGGCATTGATCAGGATGTGAAACTCAATCGCGCTTTGTGGATGCTGGCCGAAAAAATGGCCGAAATCCGCGGCTAACGTGGTACGGGCTCGGACTCCCTCCGGGCCCAGTTAGTGCGCAGGGCCCGGAGGATTGAGTACCCTCCGGGCTTCCCAAACTTCAATCAATCCAAGGAAGGAATACGATATGAAAAAGATAGAGCGAAACGCAATTCTGGCCGGGCTTCGATGTCTGCAGGCTGGTTTCTCAACGGGCCGGTTAACTCACGACATGTTTGACATTCTCAACGACGGTATCGACAAGCCGATTACGCTCGGCGCCATTGACACCTTGTGCGAGCAGATCAACTTCTCTGAAGTCGACTTCGAACGGCCCGATTATGGCGAATTCGAAGTGGAACGCGTACACCTGCCGATCAACGAACCAACGGCCGAAGTTTGCAAAGAGGGCACATGCGGCAATCGGCATTACTTCGCAGTGTACAAACGGGATCCGAAAAACGGGCTTGCTGACTGGCAATCGGATCATGCGACAGAGCAGCTGGCCAGAACGGCCGCGGCCGCCTATCGTAGCGGCGCCATCACACGGGCCCACGACGAAAACATAGCCGGGCTTGCTGCGCAGGTAGGCTACGAGCTCGGCGCCAAAAATCCCAGAGCCCTCAAAGCGCGCGAAATAATGTCACATGGTGATGGCTGGGCCGGATTCATACAAGGCCTTTTCGAATGTGCCAACGTGCTTACTGAAGTGGAAGGCGTATACCTGAATTTCGACTGGTACGACACCATTGACGCGTTGACAGAGGCCTTTATTGCCGATCCTTCCCAGAGCCGTTCGGCATGGAAGGAAACGATCGCACGTCTGCGCGCAACGTTGGACACCAAAGCCAAGGAAACCAGATAACGATGGGCCCGGCCGTTAGGGCCAGGGCTCGCACAACTTCAAATCAAAAGGGGAACATATGCCAAACGATGAAACGTCCAACAAAATGCCCGACAATTTCGACAGACTGCTAGGCGCCTTGCATGGCTTACCGGATGTTGTTTCGACGCGCGAGTCTGTCCTACGCGTGGTACCACCTTTAGGTGTCGGTGGATCCCAGACTTTCATAGTCCAGACTTACCGGCAAAAGGATCAAGGCGATACCATTTTCCTTGAGTGCGTTGATCAATCGGGAACTGTCCGAATAGTACTCCCTGAGAAAGTGGCGGCCGTGATCGCACGCCAGCGGGATCAGCTGTCAGCCAAGTCTCGAAGCAAGTCCGCGAAACTCGTTGCGCAGGATCGTAAGGATCGTGGCGAATTGCCGGGCTTCATGAAGTACAAGAACAAAAAACGCTAACGGCCGGCGGCCGGGCTCGTTAGGGCCCGGTCTCACATCATCACGAATAAAAGGGAGTATTTATGCAAACCACAGAACTGTCCAAAGCCCAGGCAACAACGGAAGTAACAGACGGCCGCCAAAACCTGCGAATGTCGAGGGATTTCAAGTTTCCGCCAACATGGCGCGCGCGGCCGGGCTCGTATCTCAGGATTAAGCCGGATGGTACCGTTTCGTACCAGAATCCCAACTGCCTGAAGGATGCGGCGCCGGGCTCGAAGCCGTTTCGCTTACCTGCCATGAATCCGCGCAACGACGGCGCCGCGGCAACGTTCGAACGTCTGAAAGATGCCATCGTGAAACGCGCGGCAAAGGATCGCGCGCAAAATAACGCGCGCTGGATCGGCCGGCCGGTGCAATTCGGTTACTACATTGCAGCGACAGACGGGCCCACGTGCCTATTAGGCAAGGGGCCAGGATCCGGAGAACCCTCGACAGCATTCGAGACGACTTTCAACAACTCGAAACTTGTCTGCTCAATTACGGATCCGGAATTCCATCACGTGGTAAAGCGCGCGCTGGTAATGGCTGGGCCCTCAGACAAAATCCAGCTTGTCTGCTCGTTGAATCCGCAAGGCGTGATGACGTTGAAGATCGCGAGCTCGGACGATAGCGGCAGCTTCTGTGAAGCCCTCGCGAGCAATAGCGCGACGTCATGGCATGCGGCCGTAAATGGGAAGTACTTAGAGCAGCTGTGCGGCGCATGGCCTTTACACGTCTGGTATCAGGGCCCGGCGCATGCCCTGATGTTCGAACCGGCCGAAGGGGAATTTCGTTACATTGTGATGCCATTCAAAGACACCTTGACGGATCCCGAGCGCGCCGACATTGAGTCTGTCGATTACGGGCCGGTCTCAGCTGATCCGGATCCGATTCCGGAAACTACAGCAACTGTCGAAACCAACGAACCGAAGGGAGAAATTATGTCGAATAAGATCCCATGCCCACAATGCGGCAGCCAGGATACCAGCTACTACGATGGGGCCCTTGGTTACGAAGCCGTGCGGTGTAACGCGTGCAACGAAGAGACGGATCTGAACAACGATCATGCGCATAATCCGCGGCCGGATCGGCCAGCCGCGGCGCCGCCGGAGGGATCCGAAGCGTACAAGCTGGCCTATGTGAAGCACGGCGCCGCGGCCAAAGTGTATCGGGAAGCCTGCAAGAAGTACCGCGCGAAGCTGATCGGTGATCGCGAGTTTATCGCAGCTCGCACGGCCTACGATGCCGAAGCCCTCGAATTCGACAAAGCGCTGGAAGCCGAGCAGAACAAACCAGCGCCGGAAAAACCGGCGCCGCCGGCCGTGGATCCGGGCCCAGGGTATACGCGTATGGTGATCGGTGAAACGATAAGCGCCGATCAGGTTAGGGCCGTGGCCAGCGAAATGCAAAACCATTTGCTGGGATGCTCGGCGCCGATCGGCGCGCGCGTGCTGGCCGAAGAAGCCGGCAACATGGTCGTGATGACAATCGAATTCCGAACGCTGGCCGACGCGCTCGCGTATACGTCGACGCGCTGGTATCGCGATTTCGTCGAGAAAATCAATCATCTGCTCGTTGGCAATCTGGTTCACAAGGTTTTCCAAAACAAGGGGGGATTATGAAGTCAGCAAAAGCGCAGAAGCATACGCACAATTGCGGACAGACGGGCCCGGCCGGCGTGCTGGGGCCCGTCTGCAAAAAAGACTGCGAATGCTGGTGCCATCTCGTGAAATTCATGGTGATCAGCTACGACAATGACCAACAGGTTCCCTATGCTGATGCCGTGATGGCAGCCGGCCCAGAGCAAGCGCGCGCAATTATCGATGACATCCGGCCCAACTGCGTTTCGGTGATCGCGCTGGATGCTGACGATCTGCAGACATGGAAAAAGGATCTTGACGGCCGGCGCGAAACAACAATCGTCCGCTGGATGGCAGCCAGCAAAAAGGCGGCGCAATCATGAGCAGCTACACAACAGTCATTGAATCCAATGGCAGCAAGTGGGCCGGCCAGGCGCCGGATCACATCGAGAAACTTTACGAAGTACTTCAGTCTTACACGCTGAATCCGGTATTCGAGAAGTACGGGGATTTCTGGTTCTGGGCGCCGTCTGGCGATCACCAGCCGGCAATGCTGAGATTCTGGGGAAACTTCTTTGAGCTCTCGCACGTGTTCTCAATCGACACCAACGATCCGTGCGTTATCGAGCAGCTGACAACGTTGATCATTAACAACAAGTGCACGCCGGCCTATCAGGAAGCCCGGCGCCAGGTGAGAGAGGATGACGAACGCAAGGCGCGCGAGGAACAACGACTGATGAAACGGCGCCGGGCATGAGAACACGACGAAGTCCGCGGAATCAGGAAATACTCTGGCGCCGGCTCGGACAGATCGCCACGCCATTTGACCGCCGGCCGTGCTGCGTGAAATGCGGCGCGCGGTACTACTTGTCCATTGTGCATAAATGCCGGCCGAGCGATCTGGGCCGGCACTGGGAAATGTTGAAAAAGTTTCGCAGCCAGGATGATTAGGGCCGGGGCTCGAACGATGATGAACCAAACGGCCGGAGAGTAGAAATACTCCCCGGCCGTCGTGTTTACGGGTTGGGATCGTCGACAGGGACCGGATCAGGCGTGGGCGCCGGATCCGGAACCGGCGTGGGATCCGGAACAGGAACAGGGTCGGGCATGGGCGCTGGTACCGTGTTCGTCGACAGCGCGGCCTGAATCGCATCGGCTTCGGAGCGAAGCTTTGACGCGAGTCCGGTGATTGACGCCAGGTTCTGCGGCAGGGCGCCGTTGTTGACGTCGGCCGCTACAGCTGCATCGATCAATGCCGGCACGGATTGAATGTATTTGATTGCCGAATCAGCGACTGTGGTTTCGGCTTCGACTGCTGCCGTGAGATCTGCGACAGCTTGAGAAAGTGGATCCATAGAACGTTCCTCCGAGGTCGGGGTTGTACCCGGCGCGCCGGCTGGCGCCGTAGAGCCGAGGGCGGTTGAAAGTTTCGAACTAGAACGGGACAGCAATTCGGTTGCGGCGCGAATCTGCTCAGATATGCCGGCAGCCTTGGTTTCGTCGGGAATATGAATGTGGATATGAATCTCAATAAATTTCACTTCGTCATGCTCCAGGTCTTGACGGCGCAATTTAGCGCAGCATCGCACACCGCGAGTCGAAAAACGTGCGCGCCGGCGGAAACTGATTTCGCGTTCCAGCGAACATAGAACGAGTTTGGTAAAACGTCCAAGCCATTTCCGAACGGGGTAGCGATTTTTCCATCGACTTCCAACTTTCCGATCACAACTCCCGTGTTGTCGGTCGCTGTTACCGTCGCGGCCAGGCCGGCCGTCGCCGTTACCAGTTTTACGGCGCCGCTGGTGATATCGATGCCGGCGCTATTGGTGACGCTGGCGATGACGGGAAGTTCCAGGTCCGTCGTCGCTGGCGTCGTGCTGACGGATACGTCGAAACGTGGGTTCGGCACATTCGTAAACTTGAACGTGATGGCCGGCCCGTCGCCGATGGTGGGAAGGCAGCTGTATGCAACGTCGTGATCGGGGAACGATTTCACGGGCAGTTGCGCGGCGTCCATTAAGCTCATTATTGGCCAAGCGACGACAGTGGCCAGCAATCCAGTAATCAGCAGGTTCCACGGAAACTTCAATTTCATACTTTCTCCTTTTTCTGCGCCGGCGGTATCACGCCGGCAGCTCTCAAATACGATCGAACAGTCTTCGGGTCGCAGTCCATGACCGCGGCAATCTTGGCCATCGTCCAGCCTTCCACCGTGTACATCTTCGCCATGTCGGCGCGGACGGCCGCTTTGCCGCGGGGCTCGTCGTCGTCCTGCTCCAGAACGATTGGACGTAGGCGCGGTCTGTGACCGCGCTCTAACGCTGTCACGCGTTCCACCAGGTTCGCCAGGACGATACCAATCAGGGATCCAGGCTGATCGTCTACGGTTTCGTCGGCGGCCATTCGCTCATCGGGTGTAGGCGATCGGTTGGAAGTGGCGGCGTCGGCGTGGCCGGCTGAACCAGCTGCGGCGCCGGGCCCGAATTGATTTGAACATCAAATTCCACGCCTTGAAAATCCTCCGGCACGCATGAAGTCACGCTCAACGTGCATAAAATCGCGAACAGTCTGCCTACTTTGCCCACAGTTTGGGCTCCTTCCGTTTTTTCGTTTTGAGCACGGGATACTTGATCGCGTGGATCGTCTCACGTTGCGGCCGTTCGTAGACGATGTATGCCGAGTCTGGCAGCTGCAGCGCGTATCCCAATTGCGCCAGGCCATAGGCGTCGGCCATGTTGTGATCGACAATCGGCACGCCGGCACGCTGAACCGCATCGAGCATTTGATCCTTATCCGCGGCGCCGCTGCCGGTGATGAATTTCTTCAGCGACGTTGGTGCCACTTCAACGGGCGATTGCCCGATCTTTCGCAGGTGGTAGCGAATGATTCCCCCCAGCTCGGCAACGGCGTGCATATTCTGGGATCCGTACGAGTAACCCTCGATGATGACGGCGTGGGCGTGCATCGCCCAATCGAGCACAGGCAGGAGAATATCTTCGATGCGCCCGATTTTGTCTTCCGAAGTCCGCATTGCGAGAGCGCCGCGATAGGTGTAGGCGCGGTCTGGTGGATTGAAGATCAGCTTCTTCGAGCCCGGAAGTTTTTCCATGCTCACGCTGTCGCGATGCTCGTCGAAACTGATCATCGCCAGGCCTGTCGCGCGTACGCTCAAATCGATTCCCAGAATATTCATTTATTCACTTTCTGGATTCCCGACAGGAGCAGCTCGCCGGCCGGCGTGGCGGCGCCGCGCGAGGCGTCGAGTTTTGTGAGTCCGAACGGAATTGCACCAGGCAGGATCCACATGTGAAACATATCGGATCCGTCGACGACTTCGGAATTCGGCGGATAGATTTCAACGGCCGTCAGTTCCAGGCCGAAGAGCTCGTTTTTGATCCGCTGCATTTCGTACCACGTCGGCCGGATCCCCGACAGCGACGCAACGCCGATGTGAATGACACCGGTGACGTCGAGCCTTTCAAGCACGCTGAACACGGCGTTTCGATACGCGCCGCGGATGTCGCGAAGCCAGCCGGTCATTCCGCCCATGATCTGCAGGCATTCCGCTCGGCTGACAGGTTCCCAGTCTCCCCAGTCGCCAGCTCGGCGTCGGCGCGTTTCGTTGATGATGACCTGGGCCCGTTCCTTGCTGCGCAGATGCGCAATTGCCGGATTTCCCCCGTGGTGGTTGAGCGGTTTCAATCGGCTACTCTCCTCTCAAAGTTCGATAACTCCGCAAATATCGTCGATTCGACGCAGGACCGATGGATGAATGCTCTGGATCGCGGACAGCTCCGGAAGGCTGTAATTGCTGGTGATGGTGAGCATCAGGTTTCGTTTGTAAACCGTGTCGATCAGATCAAACAGCGCTTCGGCCTTAAAGTCCGTGGGCTTGAATTTATCCAGGTCGTCGATGAACAGGTGGAACCGATCCGCATAGCGACACTTCTCCCGGACTTGGCAGTAGTAGGTGTCCTGCTCCAGTTCCGCGCGTCGGAGTTCGTTGATCAATTCGCCCATCGTCACAAACATGCACGGCTGCTCGATGTGAACCAGCTGAATATACTGGGCCGTGGCCAGGTGCGTCTTGCCGGTACCGTACGGTCCGGAGATGAAATAACTTTTCGTGAATTCGGCCGATATCCGTTCTTTGGCGCGAGTCTGCTTTCCATCGATCGGTTGATAGTTTGCAAAGCTGGCCGCGCGGAATCGCGCGGGAATGGAAGCCAGCTTTTTGGCAATGATCCGTTGCTTCTGGCATTCGCAGCGGACCACGCCGGCTTCGATGGAAATGTGTCCCGTGTCACGGCACAGTTCACACTGGATCTCGCTGCTTTGGGGTATAGGGCGCTGGGACTGCTCCGAATATCTTTTGCTGAGATCCTCCCGAATTTTCCGTAAAGATTCCTCGTTGCCCGTTTCCATTTCCGTTTCCTCCGTTCCGCTTTTCGAATTTCACTGAGTTCCGCATCCATGTCCGCCAGGTGGCAATCCAGTCGACCCACAGATTGCCATGCCGGCGGTGGTGGTCGAGCATGGCTTCCGTTTCGGTTTCCAGGTTCACTGTGACCCCGTTTGTCGCTGCCCATTTCCGCATGTCTTCCGTGATCGCGATCGACTCCGGCGCCTCGGTCTTCTGCCTTATATTCTTTCCCCTTTGGGTTAATTTGGGTTCTCCTTTGGGTTCCGGGGGGCGCTGTGCCCCTACCTCGGTGTCGTCAATGCCCCTACCTAGTGGACTCTCTGCCCCTGGGGGCGCTGTGCCCCTAGGGGCACCTTGCCCTTGGTCGTAGGGGCTTTGTGCCCCTACTATACCCGGCTCCGTATTCTTTACTGTGTGGGGGCGGTGTGCCCCTACCATTAGCGTGTAAAGGGTTGTATCGGTTCCGCGTTGTCGGCGGGTTATCAGTTGAAGTTCCTCAAGGATCGTCAATGATCGCATGACGGTCCGTCGGTCAAGGCCTGTATCGTGTGTGATTGAACTTAGAGACGGAAAGCACTGATGGGATTTGTTCGCGCGGTTGGCAAGGATGAAAAGAACGTACTTACAGGTGTGCGGCGCCTTTTGCTTTAATGCCCAATCGATGTCCTTGTTCAACGGTCATCACCTGTACATCACCGAAAGTTGAGAAGCTGGCGGACTCAATGTCCGGTGATGGGAGACTTCACTCCAGGGGATCAATCCCGAAGCAGTCCGCCAGCGAGGGGATTCTCTGCCCCCTCGCCGGGGACTGTCAACAGGATTCTACGGAGCGTCGTTGACTTCGAGGGTTAAATTGAGATCGATCCGGAGGGTATTGGAGATAATCGGCCAGTTGGCGCCACTGGCACGCCGGATCAGCAAACTGTTGGATCCTTGGGAGGCAATGACATAACAGGTTTCCCATACGCCGGCGTTTCCGTTGTCGGTTGCCATCAGGGCGGCCGATGTGACGGTCCGGCCAGCGGTACGTCCCTCCGGAATCTTAACGGTGATAAATGCGCTGGCCGGCGCGCCGGAAGTCGACGAGTTGAGGATATCCACCATGAGATGCAGCTGCTTGTTGTCGTCGACGTTGTAACGGTAAGTATTCTGGGTACCGACGGCAAATGTCATTCCGGCGGTTGCGCCGAAATTAGTCGAATCGTAGGGAACCGTGGTGTAGGCACCGGTACCCAGGGTTGCGTGGACCGGGCGGTCGGCAAACTGAAACAAACCGACAGTTAGAGCAACGAGCATCAGCAAGACAAGAGCGCGTGGAAAGTGAAGCATCATGTAATCTCCTTTGAATTGAACCTTTTAATTGACTGAACCACTACTCGGGCTCGCTAGTATTGCCCGAATCTTTTCGATATCTGGAAGTAAATCCTTCGCCAGCGCGAACGCCAGCCACGCCTTGGAGACCACTTCCCCTGGCGAGTCGCCCGGATGACAGCCGCGGAACTGACCGTCGGCCATACACGCACACAGCTTCCAGGCGCACGGCTCGGAATTCTCCTGGGGCTGATAGAGTCGCGATCCCTTGGGCAGTTCCCGGAACAGGATCGGCCAACTTTCGTCGCTATACCAGTCGCGCGTACAGCACACGCACACACAATCATGCTTATGGTGTTCGGTGCCGCGCATCTGTGAAATCTGGCGGCTGATTCGTTCCTGAAGTGTCATCGGTCTATCCTCTTGTAAGAAATTCGAAGGATCTTTTCGAGTTCCTCGACGTTCGATAATGTCGGATCGGTTTCCCCACCGAGCATCCGGTAAAGCGTTGAAAAGGATATCTTGCAGGTATAGGCCAGATCGGTTACCGATATCCTCTGCCGATCAATTTCAGACTTAATCGCTTTGATTCTCGGCGAAAGCGTTTTCATGGTGCGGCATCATACACAAATTGCGCATTTGCATCTATGCAAACTTTATTCTTGACGCTTTTTCAGGTTCCGAGTACTGTTCCGGTCCATGCCGACCGAAAAAGCGCCGCTGAATATTCTGCTGACTGTCGACGATGACGTCCGGATGGACCACAAGCTACCGCTGGATCCGTTTCCGCATTCAATTCCCCATCAGGACGAAAGCGGGATGCGGGAGCTCTGGGCGGCCGAGGCTTATGACCGAACGTTTGCCGGCATGTGGAGGTACTGAGATGACCGAATCAATTTTCGTTGTAGGGCTGATGGTGTTCGCCGGAGCGGTCCTGGTGCTGGTGCTCTCCTATATCGAAGCAACGAAAGGAAAGCCATGAGCGAATACGACAAGCCGATAGGACCGCCGGAAAAGCGTTACCTGGGCGACAGTGTCTACATCGAGTTTGATGGTTACTGCGTGATCATCACCACCAACAACGGCTATCCCGACGATCCGCGAAACAGGATCGCAATGGAACCTGAAGTCCTGCGCAAATTCAAACTGTGGACGAAGGAGCTGGGCGAATTCATCCGGGAATACATGAGACGGCAGGACCGCGAACCAGGAGTTGTCGATGTAACGCCAATGCCACCGAGCAAAGAGGAGAACGATGTCACGAACGAAGGCTGACCCGATTCAAAAACTGAAAGATACCATCATTCAACTGCCGGCAGAGGCAATGGAGAAACTGTATCTCTGGCTGCAAGCGGTTCGAGATGTCAACATTGAGAACGCGCGGCGCGAAGCTGCCAAAAAGAAAGAAGGTTCCACCACATGAGTCAAGAAGATCCAAACGCCAAACGCGTTGAAGCCGAGGTCGTTCCGCCGGATACATCGATTGCCGCCACACAGGCGGCCACGGTCGAACAGCTCGCACAAACCGAGGAAGGCCTTGTCGTACTCGAGCGCGGCATTGAAATCATGAAAGTGCTGCGTGCGGCATCGATCGCCCTGACTTATCCGCACGACTGGGTTCTGTTCAAGGCCGATGACCGGATTACCGGCTACTGCCAGGATGCCGGCTGCCAACGGTTCTCCGATATCTGGGGAATCGAAATTTACAATCTGGGGGAATGGCTTCGCGCAGAAGATCCGGACGACAAGACATTCTCCTGGACGATCACCGGCGACGGTATGTCGAAGCGTACCGGCCAGATTGTGACCGGAATCAGCGGGACGCGCTATTCCTACGAGGACTTCATCACCAAACGTCGACTTCCGCGGCTGCAGGTAGAAACCGAAGTGAAGAAAGCCGCACGTGCCAACTTGCATGGAAGCATTGTGCGTGAGCTCGCGGGTATGAAGTCCGTTCCAATGGAAGAACTTGACAACATCTGGAAAGTTGCCGGAATGGGCGAATACAAGACGACAAAGCTCTCTCCAAAAGGGCGAGGGTTTGGTACCGCTGACGAACGCGCTGGCGGATCCAGCGACAAGAACGGGGGCGTGGACGTTCAGGATATTCCATTCTGCTCGTTCTGTGAACCACCGGAGCGGCTGGTGTTCCGTCCAGAAAAGAAGTTCTGGGGCTGCCGGAACTACAAGAAGCACGAAAGCGACAAAATGATTATCCAGCATGACGTTTTGCTGAAGCAGATTGCCGATCGAAAAGCGAAGGCCGACGATGCCAAAGGATAGTTCGAAGCGCGCATTTCCTGTCAGTTGGCTGGAAAGTGGGATGACCGTGGCAAACGAAGGAATGACCCTCCGGCAATGGTTCGCGGGTACGGCGCCCGATATCGCTGGGTTGATCGACACCCTTACTGTAGGCCAATGTGCGGAAATTCTGGGAATTGAGCCATCCACTTATCATTGGCGGACTCACTTCATGGAGTTAGTCGCAAGACTCCGTTTCGAATATGCCGACGCAATGATCGCCGAAAGTGAGAAGAACGTATGAGCACGGAAGAGAAGATCGTCAAGCCCGAAGAGATGACCGCGGTTCAGATGGGACAGGCCATTGAAACGGCGTGGGCCCAGTTCATGAATCAGGACTCGCGGCCAATGTCCAAGCGTAACAACGTCTACGCATCGGCCTACCGGGAGTGCACACGCCAGATGGTTCTCGATATGACCCACGGCGACACGCTGCCCGGCTTCGATGCCGATACCCTTGCGCGCTTTCGTCGTGGAAATGATCGGGAACGTGACCTAATGGCCGACTTGAAGAAAGTCGGCCGTAATTCCGAACCGTCGTTCGAAGTGGCTGGCGAACAGGAACGGTTCGAGATACGGGACAAGAAAGGGCGCGTGTGCATCACCGGCAAGATCGACGGCCGTCTGGTGTTCCGCGATTACAAGAACCTGAAGTTCCTGCACGGACAGCGGAGTACTCCGATCGAGGCCAAGGCCTGGAGTGCACAGTTGGTTGCGCACATCGACGTATTCGAGGATCTGTTCAAGAGCCGCTGGACTCGAGCCGGTGCCTACCAATTGCTGTCCTACATCTTCGCAGAGAACGTACCCTTGGGATTCTTCCTGCTCGATCGTAGCGGACTGCCGGCGTTGATACCGGTGGAGCTCTATCCGAATCTTGACAAGATGGAAAAGTTTCTCGAGAAAGCTGAAATTGCGATGGACCACAAGGAAGCCGGCACACTGCCGGACTTCATCCAGGACAAAGAGGAATGCAAGTTCTGTCCCCATTTCGGCCGTAATTGCAATCCGCCGATGACGTTCGGCGAAGGCGCCCAGGTATTCACGGATCCGGAAGTGGTGCAGAAGGCCGAGCGCTTCAATGAGCTCGAGCGCAAGATGTCGGACGAGGAATGGAGTGAGTATAGCAAGCTGGACAAGTGGAAGGGCCAACAGTTCCGCGGCGTGGAAACCGGTATCGTCGGTGGCCTGGTGATCTCCGGGAAGTGGAAGAAGAAGAAAGAGCTCGCTGTTCCGGAAGCTGATCAGGCGAAGTTCAATGCTGCCACGATCGCGTACGAAGCCGTCGTGGCCGGCTATACCACCGACAATCCCAAAGGCCAGTTCTCCGTCAGCCTGGTACGCGTTCAGGATGTGAAGCCGGAGGTTCCGAAAGTAGAGAAGCCGGCCGCCGAACCGAAGAAGCGCAAGAAGAAGGGCGAGCCCGAAGAACAGGGAACGCTGGGAGCATGAGCATGGATTCGCCAACTCCAGTTCTGTACCTGGATCTCGACGGTACCGTGCGCCACGGCTTCGACGAGCTGGGCCGTTTCGTGAACACGCCCGATGACGTGATCATCTTCCCAGAGGCGCTGGTCCTGATGCGAAAAGCAAAAGCCGAAGGTCACCGGATCGTCGGCATCAGCAATCAGGGCGGGATTGCTCTGGGACACTTCACCCTGGAGCAATGCGCCGCGACGATGCTGCGCACGCATGAGCTCTGCGAACGTCTCTTCGACAAGATCGCCTGGTGTCGTCATCATCCCCAGGCACGCGACGCGGAAATGGCCCAGTGCTGGTGCCGAAAGCCGCGCATTGGGATGATCGTCGAGACGATGTTAGGTCTGGCCAGTTACACCAACGAGTACTATCCGCCGGCATTCGGTTTGTTTGTTGGCGATCGCGACGAGGATCGCCAGTGCGCAGAGAACGCCGGGCTGAAGTTCATGTGGTCCAAGGATTGGCGAGCTACAGCAACTTGATATCCCCCACTGCCAAGGAGGGGATCACCGCGGGATGTCTGCGGTGTTTTCAGGAGAAGCCGGAGGGCTCAGGCAAGGACTCCGGCCGATCCTTTAAGGTTCAATTATGCCGATGACAGATCAGGAACGATCGATCGAAGGGTATCGGCTGTTCCAGTTGATTCAAAAGAAGCTCGCGGCCGGCGCCGTGTTCAAGGTCATCAAGTCCGCGGAATTCTTCAACGATCAGATCCCGCGATTCAACCGCCGGTACGAGAACACTTACGTTTCCATCGGCCAGTTGAAGTGGCTCTCCGACATCATCGCGAAACGGCAGCTGACCAAAGGAGGGAAGTCCAAATGAAGTTTTGTTTCATCGACTGCGAAACCACAGGCGTTGACAAGAAAAAGCACGGCCTGATCCAGTTCGCCGGCAAGATCGTGATCGACGGCAAGATCGTCGAGACGTTCAATATTACCGCGGCGCCGTTTCCCGACGACGTCATCGACGCCGAAGCGCTGGCCGTGAACGGTCTGACCGAAATGATCATTCGCAGCTACCAGACTCCGAAGGCGGCCTATCGCCAATTCATCGACATCATTTCGAAGCACTGCGATCGGTACCACCGCCAGGACAAGATGCACTTCACCGGTTGGAACGCGGATTTCGACGCCGACTTTGTGAGGGAGTTCTTCGAGAAGAACGGGGATCCGTATTTCGGTTCGTGGTTCTGGTACCCGATTCTGGATGTGTCGAAGCTGGCCGGGCTGCAGCTGGCGCCGCGCCGGCACGAGATGGTCAACTTCAGACTGACGCAGGTTGCGCACTTCCTCCAGGTCGACGTCGACGAGGCCAAGGCGCACGATGCGATGTACGACATCGATCTGACGATGCGCATCTTTCTGTTTCTGACGAAGTCGCTTTCGAATCTCGGCCTGGAAGTGGAGCTCACATGAAAATGCCAGAAGCGCAATCTACCGTGAAGTGGCAGGACGTCGGCGCCTGCGGATTCTGCCTGATGACGATCGAGGCGCAACAACCTGGTGGACTCAACACGCGCCACAAATCCACACAGACGCCGTACGGCCAGTGTCCCCAGGCCGTGAAGGCCAGGGAAGCCAGGGCGAAGGAGAAAATGTGAAATGGCAAACACCGATCACCCAATCGTCAAACCTCGGATTTCGAAACAATCGATCCGCGCCGCGCGAAAGCCGCGATCTCTGGTGGCTGACGTTCTCGAATGCACGTGTGAGATATGCGGATGTACAGATTCGAACGCTTGTGAGGGCGGCTGCTCGTGGATATCGGTCAATCGCAAAACCGGAATTGGTCTCTGTTCCAGGTGCGGACCGGTGAGCACAGAAGAGAAAATGTCCGCGCATCCGCTCGCGAATCTGTGGGCGATCTACCGGAAGATCCTGCCTCGAGATGCCACTCTCACACAGATCAAAGAAACCCGTCGCGCGTTCTATATGGGATGCGTCTCGATGTTCGAGCTCATCGTCAAGTCCTCGAGCAAAGACGAAGACAGGGCGATCGCGCTGATGACGACGATCGACGATGAAGTCAAGGCGTTCTTGGGAACCATCGGCGAAGGAGACGATCAGAACTGATGGGCTGCGCTACTGTCCGTTTCCCAGACGGAACCACCGGGATCCTCTGTGGTGGCCGGGGCAAGAGGAGCAAGCACCGTTGCTTCTACTGCACTGCGATCGCCGAGTTTCAATGTGACAACCCGGTGCTGCGCAACAACCGAAAGGGCACCTGCGATACCTGGATGTGTAACGACTGCCGCAACAACATCGGAAATGAAATCGATCTGTGCCGTCCGCACTTCAACAGCTGGCGCAACAACGGAAACCGATTCAAGTTCGGCGCATCGGTGGTTGCATGAACGGCCGCGTATGGACCGACGACGACAACCGGAAACTGTTCAAGCTGTATCCGGATCATCCTACCGAGGAGATCGCCACGCTGCTCGGGCGAAGCAAGTGCGCCACCTACGGCCAGGCGAAGAAGATTGGAACCGCGAAATCCGAAGAGTTTCTCGCAAAGTTTTGCCGTATGCAGAAAGGCAGTCAGATCGGGAAAGAGACTCAGTTTGTTAAAGGACAGTACCCTCCCAACAAAGGAATGCGTCGACCAGGTTGGTCCGTTGGCCGCATGCGCGAAACCCAGTTCCGGAAGGGCCAGTCGCCGAAGAACATCCTGCCGGTAGGAACGATCAAAGCGAACGCCGATGGATACCTACGAATCAAAGTGAGCGATGCTCCGGAGCCGGCCGGACAGAAGGGCGCCGCTTCGAAAAACTGGGAGTTCGTGCACCGGCGCGTATGGGAAGCGGCCTACGGTCCCATTGCTCCGGGCCATCGAATCTGGTGGAGGGACAAAGACCACACCAACAACAAACTCGAGAACCTGGAGCTGCTCACCGACAAAGAGCACATGCGGCGAACCACGATCCACAATCTACCGCCGGAGCTGAAGGACACAATCCAGCTTGCCGGCCGTGTGAAGCGAGCAATACGAAAAAGGGTGAAGAACGATGCCAGCCAAAAACAGTCTTGAAGATTTACGCGATCACCTGTTCGAAACCCTCGAGGCCCTCCGCGATGAAGAGAAGCCGATGGAGATCGATCGAGCGCGCGCGGTGTCCGAAGTTGCCAGCCAGATCATCGAATCCGCGAAAGTCGAAGTGAAGTTCCTCGAGGTCACTGGAGAGGCGGCCAGTAGTCAGTTGTTCATGCCGCGATCGAAACAGGCCCAGCTGCCGGCAAAGACTGGAGAGAAGAAGTGAAGCGCAAGGATCTGTACATGGTGAATACAAAGGTGGAGGCCGTCCAGTCGATCGCCGAGATTCAGACTTATCTGATCCGGATGGGCGCGACGTCGATCATGACGGAATTCGAGGACGGCGAGCCGTCCGGTCTGTACTTCAAAATGAACGTCGACGGCAAGAGCATGCCGTTTGAATTGCCGGCGCGCGTGGAACCGATCTACAAGATCATGCACGCCAACCGGTTCAACAAAGACGAAGCCAGGGATCGTTCCCAAGCCAAACGCGTCGCATGGCGCCAGGTCTATCGTTGGGTTCTCATTCAAGTCGCGATGATCGAAACCGGAATGGTAGAACCTGGTGAAGTGATGTTTGCCTACGTCCAGACCGGTCCGAAGGAATCGCTCTACAAACGAGCGCTGTCGGCCGGCATTCAGAAACTGCTACCCGCACCGACCGAATCGTAAAGGAGAAGAATGTTCAAAACAGAGAAAGTTGCCGCGTTTATCCAGAAGGCGTCCCTCGAGGGAAAAGAGGACGATCAGATGGTCCGGTTCCTGATTTACATCACGCCGATCCCTCACGTGCTGGCGTGCGAAGTATCGCTGGCGATGGCCGATCGCCTGTTCAAGCCCGATGCGTCCGGAACACCGCAACCGATCAGCGAAATCGAATCGGTTAACTTCGATATCGGTACCGTCGACCTGCAGACGATGATGATGTATCCAGTCGACGATCCGAAGATGGAAGACCACGGCGTAATGCTCAAGGCCGTCCAGATTTCCAGCATCAGCGCGCGAAAGCTATTCCCTGGGGATCCGAAATTCTCGCTGATCTTCCAGGCCGAGCTGCCCAAAGACGATCTGTCGTTCTCGATGATGGGGAAGTATTTCAAACGGAAAGTGTTCCTCACGTTTGAAACCATGCAGCGCGAGCTGCCAACCGGAGAGGAACCGATCTGCGAGTACTGCGAGGATCCGGCCGTTGCGATCGACTCGGAAGAAACGTTCCTTTGCGAGAAGTGCCTGAAGGGCCGGGCGGTAGGCGAGATCAAGTTCATCCACAAACAGGAAACCCCGGCCGAAGCCGAAGCTCGAGTCAAAGCGGCCGCCGGCGTCAAAGACGAGCCCGAGGACGATCGGCGAGATACGAGCCACATCAACCGAAGGCACAAGAAACGGAAATGAAACCGGATGCGGTAACCCTCGCGTGCAGGATTGAAAAGCTGCTGAAGCGCTATGAACCAGCAACGGCCAACCGGGCCCTCGAGTTCGTCTGGTTCTATCGCATTGGCAGGCTCATTGACTGGACGCGGATCCGGATCCACTGGATAGGCAAATGACAAAAGACGGCACAGTACGCGGCCGCGAGAGTGAAAGGCCAACGGGAATCATTCGGACACTCCCCAGCCTCTATGGTTCGCCCACGCGCTCGATCGGCGCCAAGCGCTACCAGCAATCCATAAAGCTCCTCGAGGCCGGCAAACTGGATGCGATCTACATTGCCCTCCAGGCCATGCCGAAGTTCGACGTGCTTCACATCTACCTGATCATCGACGGAGAGATTGATCTACGGCTGAACATCGCCGGCTATGAACCGGGAGAAGCCCGGAAGTGCTGGGATGAATCCATCCGGAATCCGAAGTACTGGGTTGCGTGCACGCCACCGGTCAGCCGGCCGCCGGAGAAGATGTTGCGTCGCGGCTTCCAGGGATTCCGTTACACCGAGGAGCTCTGGTAATGCCAACAGGACCACTTCCCAAAACACGCGAAGGGCTCGAGGCGGCCGGCTACAAGTACAGCACGAACGGAAAGTGCCGCGGCTGCCCGGCGCAGATCCAATGGTTCGTCACACCCGCTAAACGATGGATGCCGTTCAATCTTCCCGACGCCAACGGAGAGTTTGAAAATCACTGGGCGACGTGCCCCTCGAGAAAAAGCTTCAAAGGGAAGGATCAATCCCGATGAGCGATGTTGTGGACGAAATGTCGGTGCGGATCCGGGAGCGGAAAGTTCCCGTACGATCACTGCGTCGCGCCGGCCGCGTGTTCGATGCGTCGCGCCCACGTTCGGCGCTGAAGATGAGACCGCGGCGGAAGAAGAGCCGGCCGAAACATTTCGGGGATAGCAAGCTCCATAGAATGGCTGACTGGAATCGGCCGAAGGAACAACCGTGAGCGAAGAAGTCGATCGTCAGATCCACTATGCGGTTCGTCAACTGGAAGAAGCCTTCATGATCTTCGAGAAAAGAACCAGAATCCCATTGCGCGGTTACACAGTGAGACAACCTTACGCCAAAAGCATTCGAGCGGCGATGCTTCGCATCGGATCAAAACTGACTGAAGAGTTCCGCGAAATACAGCTGTGCCTGGAACCGGATCCAGAGGAAACGAAATGACGGTCGGCGAAGATTATCCAAAGCAACAAGCGCGATGCCGAGAAATACTTGGTGCCGCAAAAGAGATCGGACCTGCTGGAAAGTTTCTGGTAGCGATG